TCTAAGCTTATGCTTGGTTATGATAAGCGATGGAGCGGAGAGTCTAGTGCTATTCCATTAACTGATGGCTCAGGCATTATGTTTAAAGAAGGTAATAATATAACTCTTGATTTTAATAACAGCGATGGTTCTGGTATTATTACCATAAATTCTTACCCTCCCAGCGGAGATAACTTTACAACTATTTCTGCTCGTGGAGACACTGGTTATACTTGGACAAGTCAGAATGATATTATAGCTGATGGAAACTCAGATACATTATCCATAATTACTGGAACAGGAATCAGATTAGATACCGACGCAACCAAGGATGCTATTAGGATATCTGTCAGTGGAGAAGTGATTGAAGGCACTGGCACAATGAGTCGCTTAAAGCTAGGTGCTCAAGATGGAGCTGGGCTACAGCAGCTAGGAGACGGCTCTGGCCTGTTCTTTGCCGCTGGCGATAACATGACCATTTCGCTAACAAACAACGATGCTGGTAGCGGTATTCTTACGTTTGCTGCGACACGACCAAGTGGAAATGCAATCACAACAGTTTCTGCAGGGGGCGATGCTGGATACACTTGGACAAGCCAAAATGATATTGTGGCAGACGGAGCTGCAGACACACTGTACGTGGTTGCTGGCACAGGAATTAGATTAGACACCGATGCAACTAACGATGCAATAAGATTTTCTGTTAGCGGAGCGCTTCCTCTTGCTACTCATCCCGCTACTAGTCCAGCTAGTTCTTCTGACAATAGCACTAATACTTTTATTCAAGACATTACGCTTGATGCATATGGACATATAACAGCCATTGGAACTAATGAAGTTGGAAGTGGTAACTTTGCTCCTGCTTCTGCTTCTGGAACTATGAGCCGATTGAAACTTGGTGCTAGCGACGGACTTAATCTGCAACAGCTAGGAGATGGTTCTGGTCTATTCTTCGCTGCTGGCGATAATATGACTATTACGCTAACTAATAACGATGCGGGTAGTGGAATTATTACATTTGCTTCTAGTGCTACTGGAAGTACAGCAACAAGTGGTAATGCGTTTACAACAATTTCTGCTGGTAGAGACTCTGGTTATACTTGGATAACTACAAACGATGTAGTTGCCGAAAGTGACGCCGATACTCTGTCTTTAGTAATGGGTACTGGTATCAGGATAGATACGGACGCTAGTAATGATGCTATAAGGGTTTCTATAAGTGGGGCCCTTCCTTTCGCTACTCATCCGACTATTAGTGCTGCTTCATCATCTACAGGCAATGCTGGAAATACATTTATACATAATATTACTGTAGACACCGCCGGTCATATCACTGCTATCGGTACTGATGTATTGCCTAGCGGAAATTCATTCAAGAACGTTGTTGTTGAAGGAGATGTGGGCTATACTTGGACTCACACAAATACTATTGCTTCTTCTGCGGACGCAGAGAATTTAAAGATTATACATGGTACAGGAATTAGGATAGATACTGATGCAAGTCTTAATGCTATTAGAATATCTTCAAGCGGCGATAGTGGTGATGCAAGGTCTGTTTCAGGAGATACCGACGATGCTGTTATTACATGGAAGACTAGCGACGACACTTTTGTTGCTGAATCTAACCTAACATACAATGGTACTACATTGAAAGTAGCTGGTTTGCAGGGCAACAACCCAGGTGTTCCATTTATCGAATCTGACGGAATTATATATGGTTCTGGAATTGCAGCTGGACCTTCTGGTTTAAGAATAGCTGGCGTAGCGGTGACTTCAACAGCAACTGAACTTAACTATGTTGATGGCGTTACGTCTGCAATTCAAACCCAACTAGACACCAAAGGCTCTGGAACAATGAGTCGTCTGAAGGTTGGTGCAAGCGATGGCCTTCCTCAGCTTCAGCAGCTAGGAGACGGTTCTGGCTTGTTCTTCGCTGCTGGCAGCAACATGACTATTACCCTAACAAATAATGATGCCGGTAGTGGTATCCTTACATTTGCTTCAACCGCAAGCGGAGGTGGTACTGCAACCAGTGGAAATGCGTTCACAACAATTGCTGCCGGTGGAGATACTGGTTATACATGGACAAGCCATAACGATGTTGTGGCGGTAAACGATGCAGATACGCTGAAGTTAGTTGCGGGAAGCGGTTTAAGGTTAGATACTGACGCTAGCAGCAAAGCGATAAGATTTTCAGCGAGTGGAGATTATGCTACGGTAGCAAGTCCTACATTTACTGGAACGATTACTATAGGTAGTGCTGAAATCAGCGAGACCGAATTAGAAATACTTGATGGTGCTACGCTTACTACAACAGAATTGAACTATGTTGATGGAGTTACATCAGCCATTCAAACCCAATTGGATGCTAAGGGTTCTGGAACAATGAGTCGCCTTAAGATTGGGGCTAGTGATGGGTTGCCTCAGCTACAGCAACTGGGCGATGGTTCGGGTATATTCTTTGCTGCTGGAGATAACGTAAGTGTTACTCTTACAAATAGCGATGCTGGTAGTGGTATTGTAACGATAGCGTCTGCTCATCCAAGTATTAGCGCTGCCAGTACTTCAGATAATGGTGGCAATACGTTTATTCAGGATATTACGCTAGACGGCAATGGGCATGTCACCGGAATTGGAACAAATACCATTCCAAGTGGTAATTATCATGCCGTTATTGATGCATCTAATAGACTAGACGCTTCTTTGATTGGGGCAAATGGAAATGTGTCAAATACCGAATATGGCTACCTTGCAAGTGTAAGCTCTGATATTCAAACTCAATTAGATGCCAAGGGTTCTGGTACGATGAGCAAGTTGCATATTGGTTCTACAACTCAGGTTGACCCAACTCAAATCAGCCTTGGGGATGGGTCAGGCCTATTCTTTGCTGCTGGTTCGAATATGACCGTTACCACGACCAATACAGATGGCTCTGGTGTGGTGACTTTTGCTTCCACAGGTGGTAGCTCAGTTTCTTTTGGTTCTGACAATCAGATACCTTACATGAACGGTGACGGTGATGATTTCGACTACGAGTCTAATTTAACGTGGGGTCATGCCACCAACACGTTGAAGATAGATGGAGATATCGAAATAGCTGCGAAGGTTTTCCATAAGGATGATTCTAATACCTTCCTCCACTTTGTTGGTGCCGACGATTTTCGTATTGTCGCTGGCGGTAAGGAGTATCTCTCAGTAACCCACGGCGACACTGAGGTTTGTCTCAATGAAGGTGGTGAAGCCCATGATTTTAGAATTGAAGGTGACACTAACCAGAACTTGTTCTTTGTTGATGGCTCCACGGATAGAGTGGGCATCAATACAAATGCTCCGGGTCAGCTTTTCGACATTAGCAATACCCTTACGTATGACGGAACTACATTAAAATTAGCTGGCTTACAAGGCAACAATCCCGGCGTTCCATTCATTGAGTCTGATGGAATCATCTATGGCTCAGGTATTTCTGCTGGCCCGTCTGGTCTTAGGATTAATGGCACCGCAGTAACAGCAACAGCAGCAGAACTTAACATCATGGATGGTGGAGCAACGGTTACTACGCCAACAGTGGCAGGCGCCGATGCCTTTGTCATGAATGATGGCGGAACCATGGCTCAGGTTGATATAGATAATGTAGACACCTATTTATCTGCAACAACCAAAACTTTAACAAATAAAACTTTAACTAGTCCGACGATAACTAGCCCAACTATTACGGGAACTACAAATCTTGCCTCTGGTGTTATCATTGGTGTTCCAAGCACTGAAAGTTCGGATGGTTATAGCCTTGAAGTTGCTGGTCAAATTAGAGCATCCGGTGTTGTTGTTGCTCCTATCACAGCTTCTGATGCAGCTACAGTTACGTTTGACCTTAAACAATCAAACTTCCATATGCTGACTTTAGCTCGTTCTAGTACAACCTTAGTGTTTGCTGACGCAAAGCCAGGACAAAGATTTTTAACTAGACTGACCCAAGACAGTACTGGAAGTCGTGCTGTGGTTTGGCCCGGTGGAATTTCATGGGCAAGGGCAGCTGGAGTAGGAACTCCTCCTCCTCTTAGTACCACAGCAGCTCATTCAACTATGTACGGTTTTGTCTGCACAAGTGGTGTGGGTGCTACTATGTATTACGACGGATTTATTATTGGTAGTGGTATACAAGGCACTTCAACATAATAGGATTATAAGTTAATGACACAATACGCAAGACCAGATTCTGATATTAGTGGCGCTGGTGATTGGAATCCGGGTGATGATAGCGGTGGTTCGCCAGAAGACTTGTATGCAACAATAGATGAATCTTCTGCTGACGATAATGATTATATTAGCGCTACAGATGATTCTGGAGAGGGGACAACTTGTGAAGTTGGATTGTCTAATGTAACTGACCCAAGCAACCATTCAAATCACAAGGTAAAAGTTAGAGCAAAAAGCGACTATGGGAGTGGGGTTTCATTAGTGATTAAGCTAATGATGGGTAGCACTGAAATTAGTAGCGATACAGTCACTTTGAGCGACTCCTACCAGCTTTTTGAACCTGCCGCGCTTACTAATGGAGAAGCAACAAACATAGGTGGCCAGTCTGGTTATAATGATTTAAGACTGCGTTTTACTTATACTGATGACAACTTCGACGGTGATGAGGTTTTCATTTCACAAGCTTATGTTGAATTTCCAGACGCTGCTGCTGCTGCTCCTGCTGCTGAGCCAGATTTGCCAGGAGCGGCATTTTTAATGTTTGTCGATTAGTTAGGTGTATAACTATCTGGAAAACACCTTAAAAGGAGTTATTTATGGCCTGGCAAACAGACTTACTTACAATGCTAAGAAACGTCATTTTTGACGTAGACGACACAGATTATACATATACAGACAATAGATTAAAAGAAATGCTGGTAGTAGCGGCTCGCTTGGTTACCCAAGAGATTGCCTTTGATACTGATTATACAGTCACTATTTCAACTACCGGTATTTCACCTGACCCGACAGATAGCACAGACGCTAACAGCAAAGCATTTGAAAATTTTATTGTTTTAAAAGCTGCCTGTTTAACTGACCAAAGTAGCCTAAGAACCAAGGCTCTTGCAGCGGGAGTCTCCGCAAGAATTGGTCCTGCGGCAATTACTACCAACCCAAGCGTAAGAGGGTTTGACTTACTTATGAAAGAGGGACCTTGCGCAACATATGAGAAACTTAAATGGGAATATGAGATGGGCGATGCAAAGGCTATTCGAGCGATATTGTCTCCTTTTGTTGGCAATACTTTCGACCCAAGGTCTTTGGGCGGGGGTACAGCCCGTGGTGGCAAACAACCATATAGAGAATCATAATGGCAATAGATATAATTAATACAAAAAAGGGTGGCACAAACCAACATAATATAAAGGTTGGTACGCCAGTTGTACAAGCTCCCATCAAAACTTTTGGGACAAATAATTTTGTTGATGAAGACCAATATACTTCTTATACAAGAGAGTCTGGTATTCATCCGTATGCTCATGATAAAATTAACGCCAAATATGATATTAGATTTGATGACCCAGCATATTATGGAGGAGGCGGACTAGTAAGAGATTTGGCAGCTTCCTATAGGCTTGATGAAACTGTTGGCGTAAGGATAGACCGGTCTGGAAATAAAGTTCATCTGACAGACAATAATACGGTTGGTTATGCCACAGGAAAGGTTGGAATCGCCGCTGACTTTACAGAAGGTAATAGTGAGTATCTGAGCGCTGCTAATGCAAGTCTCGGAAGCTTGAGTCCCGGAAGCACAGATTTTTCAATTTCTTTTTGGATTTACTTTAAAAGCTCTGGTTTTACAGGACAACAATTTGTTGGCGGAATTTGGAAGCCGACAGATAATCATAGAGAATGGTTGTTGTTATATAACGCAACCGCAGATGGAGACAATAAGCTAGGCTTTTATACTTCAGCCAATGGCTCAGCAGAGACAAAGGTGAAAACAGACGCCCTTTCTCACAGCACATGGTATCATATAGTCATTCTTCATAACAAGACGGGTGGAACAAGAACAATTTATCAAGATACTGTGGCCAAGGGTAGTGATAGCAATATTACAATAAATCAGGGAACTGGAGATTTTCAATTAGGAAATGTTCAAGAATCTTCAGATTATTTTAGTGGATATCTAGATGAATTTAATATGTGGAGCAAGGTATTATCAACCGATGAGATTGCCACATTATACCATGGCGGTAACGGAAAGCACGTCAGATAGGAGAAAATTATAAATGGCTAATGAAATAAAAGTAACTATAGGGTGCAGTTATATAAATGGTAGGCTTAGAGAACAATTTGGAACTCCCTTAGAGCTTCAAAATGTTCCAAGGCTAGCGTCAGATAGTTCTAAACATTTAGACACGCTTTTTGTAGCCAGCGGAGTTGACCAGTCTACGCTGGGAGTTGATGCTGGTGTAGTTACCGCCGGAACCGGCATTACTGAGCTAGACACTTATAATAACTCAAAGGTTGCAACGGCAGGCTGGTTGTTTATGCAAAACATAGAGGCTGTTCCGTCAGGAGATTATATAGAATGGGGGCCTCGGGTTACATACAACGCCGCCAATGCTATAAGCATGACTGGTCCAGATGGCGTTGCTATGGACCTTCAAAGTAATAATGGAGATGTAGTTATGGTTCCTTTTGGGAGGTTGGAAGCAGGAGAATCCGCTGCAATGAGAGTTACCCCCAGCGGTCTAAATATTGGAATTGTAGCTGGTTCAGGATTATCTACTATAGCGACCCCAGGAAATCCAAGCGCTAAATTAAAATATATACTTTTTGCAGACTAATGGAGAACAATAAAAATGGCTAATGACATTAATAATGCTAAATCCGGCGCTACGGATAATACCGGTAACATTAAAATTGGAACCGTTGTTGTTCAGGCTCCTATGAAAACATTTACTACTAATAATTTTATAAACGAAGATACATATACAGCTTATACAAGGCCTTCTGGGACACATGTATATGGCATAGACAAGATTCAGGATAAATATGATGGTAGATTTGATGACCCAACCTATTACTCATAAGGTGCATGAATGGCCACTAATCCATTTTCTGGTACAATAAGTACTAGTTTAAAAGATACATTTGACAATGCAATAAAATCTCTCTTGGAGGACGGAGGGGGTTCTACACCTTGTAGATTGATTTATGGGGCCACCAAATTTACCTTATGTAGCAATTGTATATTTGATGCCATTGGCAAAAAATCCTCTAATAGGTATTTGAGCGGCGGTCCTGTCCCCTTTACGGACGGACAGATATGTCCTATGTGCAACGGAATTGGAAGAATCCCACAAGAAAATACAGAGAATATAAACTTAGTTGTAATTTGGGATTATAAAAGCTGGATAGACCTTGGGGTGAATGTTAACGCACCGGAAGGGTTTGTCCAAACTATAAGTGAAATGGATACCTTGCCAAAAATCAAAAGAACAAAAGATATAATAATAAATACAGATATAGAAAAGCATGTTCGTCACGCTTTTGTTAGACATGGAGAACCTGCACCTGCTGGGTTAGGTCGCGATACATTTGTTGTTACTATGTGGAAAAGGTCTTCATAATGAAAGCTAATTTTAAATTATTGGAATCGCAGGCTGAAATCAATAAAAAAATTGTTAAGCAGCTCGCAACTTCCTTAAACTCTGCTGTTATGGGAGCCGTGCCGACAATAGCTAGTCAGATTAAAAATTTGGTTAGAACCGCGATAACTAGCGCTCCAGAATATAATGAGCTTTCAGGAGGTTCTTTACAAGCTGAACTTGGGGTTCCTTCTAGTGAAAGTAGGCTCGCAAGAATATTGGATGTTTGGCTGGGAAGTATGCAGATTTCCAAAAAGCCTGTTAGAGCATCTGGAAATAGGATTGTTGGTGGTATAAGCATTAGTATGATTAAAGATGATTTCTCGGATGTTTTAGGTACTGCTGAAGCTTCATATACAACAGCAAAAGGAATAAGAATTCCTTGGTTAAGATGGCTTCTTATAGCTGGAGATGAAACTAAATTGGTTGCAGATTATGTCTTTACAGAAGATACTAGCTTTGGCAATAGTAGAACTGGACTAGGCTTGATGAGAAGTCAAAGGGGTGGAAGATGGCATGTTCCCAGAGAGTTTGCTGGCACAATAAAAAATAACTTCGTTACTAGGGCATTATCTAAACTTGAGACTCAGGTTATAAATATAATGCAAACTGAAATAGCAAAAAGGCTAAAATAGTGGCGATTAAAGATTATACAAAATTCAAGGGTTTAAATAATATTGGCGATAGCCAATTCATGATAATTCTTGAAAACAATTTAAAAGCTTTTTGCGACTGGAGTTTCTTAGGAGTAGGAGCCTGGTTCGATGTAACCATTCCTACTTCAGGAGCGTTTGGGGGAACTTTCCATCAATTAAGACTGGTTGATGACCCCGCTTACGATGCAGGACAAGTTTGGGAAACTCCTCGTAAAGATTTAGTTTGGGAGACTGGGGTTTCGTATCCTAGTGGATTGGGAACTATACAACCTATACAGATTTCTGGTGTATTTGTAGATGGGACTACTGCGGCTAATTTTTACGGCCCAGGAGACTCAACTTATGGACACCATATAGATTATCCTTTGGGCAGAATCGTATTTGACAGTGCTATAGACACCACCAGTACTGTTTATATGAATCATAGCTATCGTTGGGTACAGGTTTATTTAGCGGACAAGGCTCCGTGGTGGCAGGAACTACAATATAGGTCATTTAGAGTTGATAGTAGCCATATTTCCCAAACCGGCTCGGGAGATTGGTCTATAGGTGGCCAACATAGGGTCCAGCTTCCTGCTGTCGTAATTGAAGCTGTTCCTCGGAGACATTCTGAGGGATACGAACTTGGCAATGCTAATTTAAGGACTTATCAGGACGTATTATTTCATGTAGTAGCAGAATCAAAATGGCAAAGGAACCAACTTGTTGACATATTCAGCATGCAGCAGGACAAGTCCATTTATTTGTTTAATACTAATAAAGTGGCAGAAGAAGGAGTATATCCCCTAGATTATAGAGGTATGCTTGCAAGCGGCAATCCCTTAATGTATCCAAATTTAGTAGCTACTTCTGGTTATCGCTGGAAGGAGTGTAGGTTTGGCCAAACGACCTTATCTGAGGTCCAATCGCCTCATCCTGGGTTACACGAAGGAATTGTTAGGACCACTTTTGAAGTAATAGTTGGCAATACATAATACTATTTGTGTTTTCGGTGTATATATTTGTATACAAGTATATTTTTAATAATGGATAGCATTTAAAAGGAGACTTTTAATATGGCAGCTAATAATAGAATTTTCTATGCCTGTCAACAAGTTGGTTTAAAACCAGATGGTAGTACAGATAACTTTGCTGCGATTCATGGCGTGCAGAGTGTTGGTATTACCACTAACTTTAATTTAAGCCAAGTGTTTGAACTAGGCCAAATTTCGATTTATGAAAACATTGAAGATATTCCTGACGTGGAAGTTTCTATGACTAAGGTTCTGGATGGGACGCCGCCGATTTATTTGCTTGCAACTAAAGGTTCGAGTAGCCCAACCCTTTCCGGTCGTCAAAACCAAAAGAGTGTATTTGCGCTGGGTATTTGGCCCGATACAAATGACTCTGCCAATGGCAGTCCAAACTCTCAAGTAGAATGCTCTGGGATGTTTGTTTCCTCTTTGGCTTATAACTTCCCACTGGAAGATAATTTCACTGAAGATGTTACGCTTGTGGGTAATCATAAAATATGGCATAGGGATACTCGCGTTATCTCTGGTGGTGCTACGGCAAATGCCTATGGCGCACCACAAACCCCAGACTTTACCGGCGCCTTTACTGACGCTGGCGAAGACCCCAGTGGTTTAACAACTGGCGGTGGCGTCAATAGACGTGAAAATCTTAACTTTGGTAATTTCAGAGACGTTGAGTTTACCGATGAGGCCAGTGGTCTCTCTGATAAGAATTATCATCGTGACCCTGATGTTTGTTGCTTCCCGAAAGAAATTCATGGAATTTCTTCTTCCGGCACAAACAACAAAGATGCCAACGGTAACTTCGGCGCTCATATGAGCAACATCACCGTTTCGGCTGACTTGGGTAGAGAGCAAATCTTGGAACTGGGTCGTAAGGCTCCGTATCATCGTTATGCTACCTTCCCGATTGAAGTCACGACGGAAATTGAAGTTACGGCGATTAGTGGTGACTTGATTTCCGCAACCGAAGAAGGTATTCTCAGCGGAACAAGTGATTCATGCACTGCCGATTCTGGTAACTTAACTGATGCCACGATTCGCATTGCAAGCTGTGAAGGTACTAGAATTTACTTGGGCAAGAAGAATAAGCTTGCTTCTGTGAACTATGCGGGAGGAGATGCTGGTGGAGGTAATGCAACCGTCACCTACACATTCACCACGTTTAATGATTTTACTGTCATGCATCAATATGATGTTGATGGTAGTGCATCGACTTGGTGGAGTGAAAGAGGCACCTATTTAGCTCCTGCCTAATTGATTGTTGACTGATAAAAAGCGGGGGCGGCAATTTTGTCGCCCCTGCTTCAGTCAGTGCGTTTAACCCTGCGATAGCCCTAATAGGGGCAAGTGGTACGCTCTGACTCTTTTTAAGGAAAAATAGACTGGGAAAGAAAGTATCAATGGATTTAAATACTAAAGAATTTTTATTATATAGAATTTTTTCGAGTATAACAGCCATAGGTATAGGCGGCGTTGATTATATTCTCAAGCACCCCAGTAGAATAGATAGATATAAAGCCCAGCAGGTTTATAATAATTCTATCTATAAAAACAGATATAACAATTGGTATACAAGACGCAGCATTCAAAAGCTTTTAGAGGAACAGGGAATTTTTTCGCAAGAGGATGATAAAAAACTAGAAAAGCTGGAAAAAGATTTAGACAACTTAAAAGTCCAATTGTTTCAATCTGTACTTAATGTTGAAAAATCAAAATTCATTAGAAAAAGTCTTGACAGAGTAAAAACTCTTACAGCTATTCTAAATTCTTCTAAACACGCCTTAGACTATCTAACATTAGAAGGCTACGCATCTCTTGAGAAAAGCCAGTATTTAATTGCGGCCACACTATGCGACAAAGACGGAAATCGAATATTTTCTGATAACTATAAACAGGAAGATACGTCTGGGCTAGTGGAAGAATGCATCTTGGAGACAGCCCGCAATCAAGTAACTGTCGCGCAAAGTAGAGAGTTGGCTAGAAGTGAGCCATGGAGAAATTATTGGGGTTCCGATAAAAGCAATATTTTTGGTAAACCAGCAATAGATTTAACAGAAGAACAAAGAAGCTTGGTATTGTATAGCAAAATGTATGATGGGGCCTATGAGCACCCAGACTGCCCCGAAGAAAATGTTATAAAAGATGACGATATGTTTGATGGTTGGATGATATTCCAGAGAAGAAAAAGAGAGAAGAAGAAAACTGCAAATCAGGTTGACAGTGTTATTGGGGCTAAACAGAGAGACGCTGAGGAATTATTTATACCTAGACAAAATCAAGATTCCGCACAAAAGATACATGAGATGAATACTTATGAATCAAGAATAAAAAGAAAACAACGAGACAAAGTTATACAAAAAGTTGGTTCGGCAAGAGATTCTCAATTCCCAGATAGAAAACAACAAATAGTAACGCAGGCGAACAGAGAGTTTGCAGAGAAGGTTCGATAATGAGTACCTACGAAGAACAGAAAAAATTAAGAGAACAAGTAAAAAAAAGAAATGAGGAGAAATATAGAGAAAGCTCTAAAAAACGCCTCATAAAAAATGTGGAGAAAAAGTTTAAGACCACTATGATTGGGTCTCTTGCATGTTTTGAAAAATATTTTGGGGACTTATGGGGTCATGATAAAGACGAACTTACCGAAGAACAATTGAGATTTAAAGAACTTTGGGAACAAGCTAGAACAGAAATATTGAATAATGGAAATAGCCAGCTTAGGATAGCTCAAGAGGAAATTGCTCAGTATAGTATGACGTGGAATAGGTATCACATAGATTTTCTAGTGACACCACAGGATAACAAGGAGAATAAAGATGAGTAAAGATAAAGACACTTTTGAATTTGAAGTTGAAGAAAAAGGAAAGCCTGTCAAGAGAGCCTTTAAAATTTCAGAGGCAACTCTTCAGCAGCAAAATGAGGCTACCAAGGTTTATAATAGAACATTTAGAGATGCTCTAGAGTCTGGTGCTTTATTGAGAAATAAACTAGAAGACTACATGAGAAATCAAGGGATGTGGAACGATGAGAAACAAGCAGACCTAGAACTTCTCCAAAAAGAAATTTTAGACAAAGAAAAACAACTGGCCAAAGGCGGCATACGGCTTTCTGTTGCAAAAGATATTGCCATAGAAATGGCAGATAAAAGAACGGAAATTAGAAGTATGCTTATGGAGAGAAATAGTCTTGACGGCTCTACGGCGGAGGGACAGGCTGATAATGCCAAATTTGATTATTTAGTATCGGCTACTTTGGTGTATAATGATAGTAATAAGCCTTATTTTAAAGACTTAGCAGACTATAGAAATAAAAATACTGACCCTGTTGCTATTGAGGCTGCTAGAAAACTAGCACAAAAAATGTATGGCTTAGATTCGAATCATGAGCACAACTTGGCTGAAAATAAGTTTTTGCGAGAATTTGAGTTTGTTGACGAAGAATTAAGACTTGTCAATAAACAAGGTAAATTGATTGACCGAGAAGGTAACTTAATAAATGAAGACGGTCGTTATATTGACGAGAAAGGCAACCTTATAGATTTAGACGGAAATCCCGTCACTGAAGAAGGTGAATATAAATTTGACAGAAAGCCGTTTTTAGATGATGACGGCAAAGAGATTAAAGCGGAATCTGAACCTGAGCCACAAGAAGAGGTAAAGGCTGAAGGTTCTGAAGCCGAGGCTGAAGCTGAAGCTACAAGCGATTAAATAAAGTCGGATAGTGGTTGTACCGGGAAATGTTTTATTACACTACCGGTATAGCCACTTTTTTATAGGTACTGACCATGGCAAAGCCATTTAATTTAACAGCACAATTAAATGTAACTGGACCCGTAGGGCTTAAGCCTGTAATTAGTTCTATTAAAAAACAGCTTACGGGAATTACTACCAATGTAAATGTTAAGATAGACCCCAAAGCAAGTCGAGGAGTAAAAAATCTCAATAGAGATGTTGTTCTATTAAACAAAGCTCTTCGCACTGCCTCTAGTCACGCATCTTCTCTTTCTGCGTCAATGAGTAAATTGGGAAGTTCTCTTAAGACTGTACAAAGCTCTTCTGCTAAAAGTGCTAAAGGGTTATCCTCCGTTGGCAAGAGCGCACAACAGACCGGAAAAGAACTGGCCGTTGCCAAAACCGAAATGGAAGAATTCGGTAGAATTTCTGGGCTGGCTCTGAGAAGATATGCTGGCTTTACTGTCGCGACTACTTTGACCTTCGGTTTCGTGCGGGCTGTTAGCACCGCCGTTGGTGAAGCTCTTAAGTTTGAAAGAGAGCTTATAAAAATAGGTCAGGTGACTGGTAAAACCATGGGTGGTTTGAAAAGTCTTACGGACGAAGTTGGAAGGCTGGCTACTACATGGGGTGTTGCTTCTAGCGAGCTATTAGAAGTTTCTAGAATTCTTGCCCAAACTGGGTTGAATGCCAAAGAAGTTAAAACCGCATTAAGTGCTTTGGCAAAATCCAATCTTGCTCCTACCTTTAAGGATATGAAAAGCACAGCTGAGGGCGCTATTGCTGCCATGTCTCAATTTGGTTTGAGGGCAAAAGATTTAGATGCAGTACTTGGTTCTTTGAATGCTGTTGCTGGTAAGTTTGCCGTTGAGTCTGGCGATTTGATTTCAGTTATTCGAAGAACCGGTGGTGTGTTTAAGGCTGCTGCTGGTGATATAGGAGCGCCCAAGCGACAACTAAATGAACTAGCTGCTATTTTTACGTCGGTCAGGTCTACTACTCGTGAGAGCGCAGAAAGTATTGCTACTGGTCTTAGAACTATTTTTACTCGTATACAAAGACCAAGAAGTATTCAATTTCTGAGAGAGCTTGGGGTAGAGGTGCAAGGACTTGGCGGCAAGTTTGTTGGTCCTTACGAAGCTTTAAATAGACTTAGCAAAGCCCTTAAAACCTTAGACCCAAGAGACGTTCGATTCGCAAAAATTGTTGAAGAGCTTGGTGGATTTAGACAGGTAGGTAAATTAATTCCTGCTATTCAACAGTTTGGAAAAGCCCAGCAAGTGTTAAAGGTCGCAATGGCAGGGCAAGATAGCTTGGCTAAAGATGCAGCAGAAGCTCAAAAATCCTTGTTGGTTCAGGCTACTAAGGTTAGGGAGGAGTTCAATAAGCTTTTTCGCACGGTAGCTCAAAGCACATCCTTCCGTGTTGTTGCTAAATCTGTTTTGCAGTTATCTAGTTCACTTATAAAATTAGCAGAATCTGTTGCTCCAGTTTTGCCTTTTCTAACTTTAATAGGTGGAATAAAAGGAGCTGGTCTGGCAAGACAGTTCGGGTCAGGTTTCTTAGGGGGGATTGGAAAAGCAGGAGGAGCTGGTGCTGTTGGCAAGGGAATGGCAGGTGCTGTAACTGGGCAGGCCAGTCAAGCACAAGGAAAAGCTGCCGTTGCAAATCAGGCTCTTGCCAATGCTCAAAAAGCTCAAACTACTGCTACTCTGGCAAATACTAAAGCATTGGCTGCTTTATCTGTTGCTGTCAATCGTATGGCCAACCGACCGATGGGACCAATAGGAGGGGGGAGAAGAGGCTTTGCTGCTGGCGGCTTAGTTCCCGGCCAAGGTAATCGTGATACCGTTCCTGCTAACTTGACTCCTGGCGAATTTGTTATTAGAAAATCGTCTGTAGCCCAACTTGGAGTAGATAACTTAAGACGTATGAATAAGATGGCGTCTGGTGGTAGGGTATCAAGAGCGAGACGCGGTTATAATATAAGAACGCCCTTTGGTCCCTTAAACGCCACAAAAAAAGAGATGGCTAGAGCACTCGGTGTTTCCCCATCGTCCTTGGCGGAAATGAAGTCAGGAAGAGGCCATACTACCTCTGAGATGACTTGGGAGCAAGCGCAAGCGAAGTATGTGCAACACAAGGCGGACCAAGGAAATGCAGAAGCACTGGCACTCAAGAAAAAGCAGGCAGGAGCAAAAAAACAAGCAGAAAGAACAGGGGTTTCGAGAGCCATTAATCAGGGTGTTCTTAGAATTGGGCAGGAGGGTGTGCCTCTAGTGGGAATGCTTTCTGTTAGACCCGAAAAGGGAGCGTCAGACATAAAAAGCAAGACCTATTCGTATAATAATGAAGAGGCAATAATAAGAGTATTGCGGACAGCGAATATGGCGGGCAACGAAGAACAAGTCAGCAAAATAAGTGCTAAAGGCGGCGTACAAATTCCTATGTCTGTGGGCTATATTGACCCAAAGAAAAGACAGAAGTTCGACACTGTAACTAAGGAAGGAATTGCAAGTGCGATAGGTAACGTGATGGATATTTTTAGCGTCAGTAAAGGCTCTAAAACACTGGGCAAATCCGACCGAGGCGTCTCCAGAGCGATGAAACAAATAGGTATTAAAGATATTCAAGGCAAAACGTTTGAAGCTGCGACTGCTGGATTGACCGGAATTTTTGGCACGGATGATAAGGCTAGATTTGATTTTAATATGACGAGCGCCGTCGACATCCAAAAGGACAGAATGCGAGAGCTGTTTGGAGAGAATACAGCAGTAACTGAACGATTTCTTGATGCGAAGATGACTGCTTCTAGTACTAATGTAAGTAGTATAAAAGACAAGACTACTTCTGCCAAGGTATTGCCTCATCTTAAAGACCAAATCACGGCCTTTAATAAAGGTGGTTCTGTTGACTCGGTTCCCGCCCTTCTTACTCCCGGTGAATTTGTCATCAATAAAGGCGCTGCTTCAAAAATAGGTTTAGGAAACCTTGTTAAAATGAATCAGGGACAAATGCCCGCCTTCCATGGTGGCGGCTTTGTGGGCAGAATGAGGGATAGAATAAGCGGATTTGGAGCAGGAATGAAGGAGAGGATGGGGAAAGCAGGAGCTGGTCAAATTGGAATGGGTATGATGTTTGCGGGACCAATGGCTCAGCAAGCAATAGGAACACGTAGCGCGAGTGCGTCAGGGATTGGAGGTGCCCTTGGCGGTGCTGCTATGGCGGGCGGTACTGCAGGAATGTTGGGGCTCGGACCCTTGGGCGTTGGCATTGCTGCGGCTACAGGAGCGATTTCGGGGCTCGCGTCTGGAATAGCCGACTTTACCACAAATCTCAACGCAGATGCTATTAAGTTAGCTTCTGAAAAATTAGAAAAAGCTTTTGACAACTTAAGAAGCGGAGCCAAGGGAGCAGACGTACAATATGCCCGAGCCTCCAGAGCCGCTGCTAGAGCCGCTCAGGACTCGATGGACCATGCACTGGGACTTGGCCAATTTGCTAAGAGAGTACAGGGTCTTGGTATGGTTCTTACTCCTATTCTGGAACTTGGTGGTGGCGGCTTTTCAAACAGGGGTGATATGAGGACGGTGCACGCAGAGATGGGCTTCTTAGGGGTTATGTCACGACTGGTCAGCAGCCCACAAGAGAACGCTAAACAGGTGGAAAAAGCCTATATGCAAATAGGTAGAAGACAGGCTGAGCAAAATCAAGCAGCAGGTCAGGTGGCATTAGAAGCGTTTGCAGAACGATTTCAAAAAGCAGACATAAGTACGCTTGGAACAGGAACAGCTAGAACCCGAGCTAATAAGTTAGCGGAAGATGAGAGAAGTGACCTAATAAATATAGCACATGCGGACGCAGAAGCTTCAGCACGATTAGCACAAATTCATAAAAAGAACATCTCTGAGGTTGAAAAGAGGGCTAAAATCGAGCAAGTTTATCTTGAAGTTTATCAAAAAACAGTTGCTCCTCTTGAGAAGAGAATCGAGTTAGAAAGAGAGTTGGATGGCATAGCGAGACGTGCGACAAAAGCATTTGATATGATGAATAATCGCTTTGAAACAAGCGTACAAATGATAAATCGTATTGTTGCGGCCATGGGCAACTGGGAACAGCGACTCAGTAGTAATGTTCGCGCAGCGCAGGGCGCTCCCACAATATCATCTCCTCAAAATGCTCTAACCAACATAGTACAAAATCCTCGGGCGTTTTCTCTAAGAGAGTCTAGGAATGCCATGAGGAATATGGATAGGCAGGTTGGCGGCACACCACAATTCAGAGAAGCCGCATTGGTTCGACAGATGGGCATGCAATTAGAGAGAAGCTTACCTCGCATCATGAAAATAGCAGAGAGTAGGCCTGTTGGGGAACAAACGGAATTTGTTGAAAAGGCAATTAGAAGAATGGGGGGAACAGGAGGAGGGACCCAGCAAAAATTCTTTAATAATATGGCCGATGTCCTAGCAAGAGAATTGGCTACTGGAGGAAATCGTCAAGGGAAAATGACTATACGGTCTCTGGGAGAGGACCCGAGTCAAATTAAAAAAATACAAGGTGCCGGAGAAGCTTTTGAGAAAGCACAAAAGACTGTTCTCGCCTATGCAAAAGCACTTGACAAAGCAGCGGCAATAGCAGACAAGCTGGCAAATCAACATGTGCAATTAATGTTGGCAGCCAGAGAAGCACAAAGAGATGTTGCGAGAATAGGGTTTGAAAGAATCGCAGCCTTTGCACAGGTGGCAGGAAGAGAACTAACGACCAGAGAACAGATGGCTCCCTTTGATGCTGAGATTAGAAGCCTTAGCGGAAAAGGTGTCTTTGGTACTACTACCACAGACCCTCATCAGCTTGCACAAAGAAGGCAAGCTATGGAAGCAGAGAGAAGGGCAATAGAAGACAGACGGAACGCAATTCGTCGAGGCGGAGGAGAAGTACCGAAATCTCTTAATAATAGGTACAAGCTGCTTACTGCTTCTATTAGAGAAAACCATATGGCTCTAAAGAAACTTGCAACAGATACCAGTAGAGTTAGTGCAATCATGAACAAGCTTGCCAAGATTCAAGAAAAGAGAACGAAGTCTCGTGACATCTTGAAAGGCTTGTTGACCGCTGACCCTGAGCAATTGGCCGAAATGAGAAGGGGGCAGGCGATAGTTGGTGGTGTCATGCGTGGAGGAAATATATCTCAGCTTTCTCCGCAAGACAGAGCTTTGTTCTTCCAAACCTTACAACAGATGAAAGAGATAGCACAAGTTAGCGGAGATACTAAGCAAGGACAACTGATACTTAGAAAACTCGACAAGCTTGAAGCTGATGCGATTAGAAGGGCGTTTGGAGGAGCGGCTGGTGGAAGAGGCGGCAATTTCATGATAAGAAACTTGCTAAGATATGCCGGAACCACACGAGGAGGAACCGATATAGAAAAATCGCTAGGTGGAAAATTATCAAAAGTCTTTGGAGAAAGAAAAGATGCCGCACAAGCACTGGCTGGCTTAGCGGGTGATATTGCTAGAGAGTTTGGGGACGAGTCGGCTAAACAATATATACTAATGAGACAAGCTTTTATAGCTGGCTTTAAGTCTATAAATAACAATGGTTTCTTTATCAAAGAAGTCAAGAAACTGCCTACTCCTGTAGCCGTGGTCTTCCCTGCCGCTGGCAGAGGACCTCTTGGTGGCGGAGCAGGCGGTGGTGGCGGATTCGGTGGCGGTGGTGCAGGCGGTGGCGGCGCAGGCGGCGGTTTTGGTCCTCCTCCTGCACCCTTTGCAGCGGATGCCTTTGCGGACAAAAGATGGGGCCCTTCTGGTCTAGGTGGTAGATTTGGGAATGAGTGGGCCATGCGAGGCAAGGAGATGCGTACAAGAATGGGAGATGATTGGATAAAAGCCGCTGGGAGACGGGCTGGTTCTCGTAAGGTAATAGATATATGGAACGATATGCTCAATATGGATTCGCGGAAGAGAATAGCGGAAGCCGTATTGAAAATGGCTAAGGATGAAAAGGCTCCGTGGGTGAAGGATACCCGAGAGCGAAAGGATATGATTGCTCGCTATGATGCATTCAAAGATTTTGGTGAACCGCATTGGTTGAAGGCTAATCGTGGCGCTGTAGTTCCTGGCACTGGAAACAGCGATACTGTTCCTGCTATGTTGACGCCAGGTGAGTTTGTTGTTAATGCCGCTGCCAGTCAAGCTAATCTTGGTTTGCTTCATGACATTAATACTCATGGTGCAGTTCAGAGATTTAACTCAGGCGGGGAGGTTGCGCCAGGTAGGGTTCAAAGGTTTGCTGGTTTCTTTAGGAATCGAAGAGTGAAGTCTCGCAAGCCTCGCAGCACCACTGGCTGGAAAATGGGAGAAGGTGTGCCTGACCGCCCCGGTACAAAAACAGCGGCTCAGATTGACCAAGAAGCCTATGCGGGCCCCAAGAAACCTAAACTTCATGAAGTTGACCCTAAGAAGCCCTTGGCTGTTGACACTACGAGGTCAGAAGCGGAAGTTCAAAGAGCAGCCTTTGGGTCGGATAAAAAGTCGTTGACAGAACTGGCGAAAGACCAAGGGAAACCAACTGCTCAAGAAGCAAAGTTTGACGAGCTGGCCAAGACGGGAGAATCGCAGCCCGATGCAAAAATTCGGACAAAAGGGAGACAGGAGATTGGAGGGAAGGGAGATGCGCCGGGGTCAACAAGAGGAGCAGTACAGAGGAGTCAGAGAGTCATAGCGTCCCAAGCTGAAATGCTAGAGGAAATAAATAGGGCTAAGGTACAGATTGAACAACATAAAAGAGTGGGAGGCAAAAAACGTACTTTAAAGAATCTACAAACAGAGCTAGCAGCACTAGAAGCAGATTACAATGCTCGCTACGGAAAGGCTACGGTTCCATTGGAACAAGGAACAGCTCCCGCAGGCACAGAAGGAAAGGGGGCTTTAACTCCTGAGGAGACGAGGAGTGGCAGAGCGAAGGTTGCGGCTGACGCTGGGGCTACTAAGACGCCCGATGTCACTCGTCAAAGAATCACGGCTGACCAGCCGAAACCTGCTGCGAAACCTGCTCCTGCTCGGCAAGTGGTGATGCAATTAGAAGATGGTACGACTATAACTAAGCAAGGAAGTATTGGTCCGAAAGGCTGGCATCCCAAAACCGTTGAAATGTTTCCTGACGAAGTTGCTAGATATAACAAAATCCAAAGGGCATTTCCTGCTCGTTTGAATTCTGAATGGGCAAAACTATGGTTCGGGCACGTTGGAAATGACGCAGCCAAGTTAGATTGGCTGGGTGCTCAATCAACCCAAGAATGGTTGAGACAATCCGAAGTTCAGGCTCGCCTTAAAAGGACCGACCCTCTAGCAGCCCGAGGTCAGGGTAAATCTCCGGCGGCACAACGGGGTCATCATGAAAAGCCGACGAAAAGACCCCCTAAGTCAGGCCCTCTGGGTGAAAGAGTACGTCCAGGCGACACGTTTCCAGACGAATATAACAGATTTTCCGACGAAACGGCTATAGACAGACAGAGAAGACTTAATCAGGCTGAGCTTGACCGTAAGGTTGCAGAAGGAGTAGACAAACAGCAAGCAATAGAGGATGCTAAACATAAATATGGGGTCGCTAAAAGACAAGCCGATATAGATGAGCTTACGAAGACTGCCGGTAAACGAATGGGCAACAGCGGAGTTTATGACCTAGGAAAACTAGAGATGCCACAACCTGATTATCGGGGTTTTGGGGCTAGTAATGATGCTAGGATACGCGGCTACATAGAAAATCTTGATTCAACGCAGTCGATTGAAGCTAGATATAAGCAAGTTACTGATACACTCTTTGATAAGAGAGCAAGGCTAAGTGACCCCAGTACGAGTCGCCTACCACCGGATGATTTAGTTCGCGCACAGCAGCAGATGGATGACTTAGTAAAGATGGAAAGACGCCTCTCGGCTAAACTGGACCTTGCTAGGGCGCGGGATAAATTAGTGTCGGCATATGGAGGAGGAACAACACCCCCAAACAAGACGACGCGCGCCGTGACCGGAAAGACGCTGAGAAGCCCAGATTCGATGTTGAAGACCCTAAAAGACCTTGAGGGTCAGCGACATGTTCTTGAGTCGGTGGGAGACCAAAAAGGTGTTGCCGCAATACAAGAGAGGATAAGAGGCGTAGAGAAAAGCCTGAGCAAACATCCGGCTAACTCTGTACTGAGACATGGACAGAAATATGATATGGTTCTTGGTACTGCTGACGACTTAGGTCTACCCGAAACACGCGCGAAGGCCCTGTTCGATAGGGTCGAGGCCAGAGCAAAATTAAATAACTTGCTTGATAATGAAGTTAAAAAAACAAAAGTTAACCCAAATAAGGTAAGGCGTAAGATTGTAGCAGATGTCAATAGGGGCGTCAGGCCATCGGAAGGACTGGAATTGGTTAAACAAGAACCATTTAGAACAGGACCCGACCTAGGTAATATGGAAGCTGATTTAGATAGGATAGCAAAGAACACTAAGCCAACAACTGATTCCGTAGAACAGTACACCAAGAAACTTTTTGCCGAAGCAAGTGACAGTGCAGCAGAAGCGGCCCGTCAAAAAGAATTTGCTGCAATACTTGAAGAAGCAGGGCCTAGCAAAAGCGTTCATGCAAGGTCGCAGTTGGCAAAGAATCGCATGAACAACGCGTTGGGAGCAGGCGACACCTCCATGAGAGGTAGAGTTTTGGAGGCGGTGGAGGCTGCTAGGTTTGAAAATGCTAAGGCGTTGGCTGCCAAAAACGATGCTCTTCGAAGAATTACTTCCATAGAAAATAGTGGTGCATATCCACGAAGCCATCCGGTTTATCAAGGTCTATTGGAAGAATATAGAGTAGCATCACAAAACCTTGATTCTACCAGAATGCAGCTGACACAAGACCTTAATTATAGTGGCACAAAGTTTTTTGGACAAGGATATGGAGCAGGGGCAGATTTGTCTACGGGTCTAACTAAAAGAACTAACTGGCTACCAGACCAAAAAGTAACGGATATTGAAACTGGTTATACAAGAGGAAAGGGTGGGATGAGGCTGGCAGACCAAGGAGCAGGTAGTATGGCCGCTAAGCAGAAAGCGAGAATACGGGCTTCAAAAGCAGCGGTGAAATCCACCACTAAAGCAGCTTTAGCCAAGAGTCTGCCAGCACTGGCCATCGGAGCGGATTTATGGATGGCTTATGATGCGATAAGGTCAGGAGACAAAAAATATCAGGCTTATGCTGCGGGTCGTATTACTGCCGACATTGCAACAAGAGGTGTTTATTCTGGTGTGGATTTGACTTCAACTCTTATTCAGAAGTTGCAGAAAACACTTAGACCTGACTTAGACGACGGTCGTTTCGACCGCCGCGACGAGTATGATAATATTGTTGGAATTTTCCAGAGTTCATGGAAGGCGTGGAACATTAGTAGAGATGCTAACGATATGGCGCAGTCAAAAAATATAATTGAACTAGCAGCCCAGCAAATAGCCGAGAGTCGCGGTTATAAACCAGAAAAAACGTCTGCATGGCAAGATAAAGTTAGAGGAACAAATTGGGCAAATATTTTAACAGGAAGAAAACAGGGTACTGGAGGAGATGATGGAAGACGAGCACACATAGCAGACCTCCAAAGACAAGTCAAAGAGACAAAGGGCCTTGCAACGGGGGAAACGCAGCAAAAAAAGGCTCATATAAATCGTTTAAATGAAAGAATTAACGCAGCACAGCAGGCAGCGGGCATAGGATTTGATGACCCAAATAAATTCTTCGAACAATATTTAAGAATGAATGTGGGAGGTACTGAATTAGAAAAGCTTGGCATGAGCTTACCATCCACTTATGGCATGAGGACTGACAAGTTAGCAGAAATTTGGGACCAATCGAATGGCTGGGCAGGAGAATGGGCATACAAGAGTGAGGTTTATAAAGCATTACAAAGTCAAGTTAAGGGAATCAACTATGCAGGACCAGACCAGAGCAAGACGGCTCGCAACAGAGCTTTGCTTTTTTCTGGAATTTCTGGAAGACACGGAACGGGTTACACCAAAACAGACATAGCAAAAATTAACGATAAATTTGATGCAATTTCTGTAAGATGGGGTGCTCAAAAAAAGGGTCGTGAGTACATTGCTCTCCAAAAAGAAAAATCAAAAGCGAGGCATCAGCAAGAAGTTGATAGAAGAAAGGCTATTGCCGATGAGCATGCGGCGGATTATGGGTTATTACCAGGCGACCCCAAGGCCGAGGGTATCGACTTGATGGCTCGTGTTAGTCAAGGGCTCTATGATTATGTTAGTAGTGGAGGAAAAGGTGGCCCACAGGCCCTTTTGCATGGACTGAACCGTCCATTGAAGAGAGACCTCGTTTTAGATTATCGCAGTAGGTATCCTAATGACGATATAAGAGGCCCAGAAAGAGCCATTCATCCATTCCAAGATTTTTATGGTCCAGAAGGACTATTTCCTTTTCCTCTTCAAGAGTTCGCCTATGGAGAGGGTATTACGAAGGAGATGCAAGAACTTCTTGGTCCTTATTATGCCGGTGCCGGTAAATTGACATTTGCTCCACAGGAGGCTGATTTTGGAGGTGATATAAGACACAAAGAGGATAGAGAGGCTGTTAGCAAGGAAATGTTTGGGTCGATGTTGCGAACAGCAGACAAAAGGATGGGAACGGCCTATGTAGAAAAAGCCAGAGCAGCTTCCGGAGCGAAGGCTCTTTTTGCTGCTTTGGAATCTGCCTTAGGACTTGACCGGAAGGCTGGACTGGACGCACAACGGAGTGAATTTCATTCAGAGGAAGGTCAACATGAGTTCAAGACTGGAATGAAAGCTCTTGCAAGCAAATTTGGTTTGTGGGGAAGCGCTGGAACAATGGAGGCTCTTGGTACAGATATAATACCGGTTGGGAGATGGGCCTATGGATTCCCAAATTTTGATAAAGACATACACGCTGGACAGCATCTTGGCGACGAAAATTTGAAGAAAGTGCTACTGGGCAACTTCCCAGGTCGTATCGATGTGGGGAGCTACAAAGAGACGCTTCTTTCCATTATAAAAAATATGAACAAACCAACATGGGCTGACAAGGTAAAAATTGGATTTCCTCCCCTGTCAGAAGTACAGGCGATGATGGCTCAAGGAGACAAAAATTATCAAGACGATAGCTCCTTTGGTTATAAACCGTCTCAGTTTGGTCATAGGTCTTGGAGTGCTTTGGGTATAAGTGCGTGGACTGACCCGGTCGGCTATCATGGTAGCTTTAGCCAGGATATATCAAAGTTTGCAGAGGACTATGATGGCAAGAAAGCTGTAAAGAAAAATGCTGGAGGAAGAATTCCCGGCACTGGTACTAGTGATACTGTTCCCGCTATGTTAACTCCGGGCGAGTTTGTCGTAAACGCAGCAGCTAGTCAAGCAAACCTAGGACTTCTTCAGAGTATTAATACTCATGGTGCTACTCAGAGATTTGCAATGGGAGGTCAGGCTGCCTATAAAGTAAACGGACTGTGGGTGGCTCCAATAGGTAGTAAACTAACGCCTGCTCAGATTAAAGAGAATAGATTCAATAGGGGTAGAGGCAGAAGACCAAAAACTGAAAAGGAGAAAAGGGCTCTTCGAGAAGAATTAGAAGAACGACAGGAGAGAATAAGGGACAGGAGACAGCGCGCCGAGAGAGGCATAACAGGGGCAAGTCTTATAGACATTCGTGCCAGCCAAAGAACGCCCGCGGAGAGAAGAAGAAGAACAGCACTAGAAAGAGCAAGGCGTAAACAAAATGAAAGAATCGCGGACAGAAACTTGGCGGCGGATGATGCAGCCGCAAAAAGAAAGAAAGAGTTTGAAACTCCCGCAGCAGGAGAGGTTATAAGCGCAGACTTGATGCTCCGAGCACAACAATTGCTTGGATATCTTCAAGACACACCTATTCCAAAACAAATTTCTCTTGGTGATGTTGCGGGCACGACAGCTCAGCAAGTCCAAAAACTTCAAGAACATAACTTTTTGTCGGGAGAAGCGGTAAGCACATGGGCAAAAACAAATAAGGATGTCGTAGACCTAACTTCAAAATATGTAGAAGGTAAGCTTGCGGCAAAAGCCACTGCAGCTAAAAATAAGTATTTTGAAAATCTAGAAAAAGCTTACTACAAAGGTGTTAAGCGACAGCTGCAAATAAACTTAGACCGACAACATCCGGGAACCGAAGAGAATCCAGATTTATCGCCCATTACGAGAACCACCCGAACAGGGACACAAAATAGTTTAGAGCAAATGAGGAGTAGGAGCAGAACTTATGGAAGCTATTCCAGAAGATACTCTACTGGCGGCGGTGTAGATAGTGTTCCAGCTATGTTAACTCCCGGTGAGTTTGTAGTAAATGCTGAAGCAGCACAAAGAAATCTTGGTTTACTTCATGCTATAAATAATACTCCAGTACAAAAGTTTGCAAAAGGCGGGCCGGTACGAAGATATCGAGACGGAGGAAGAGAAGGAAGAGGAGGGTTGTTTGGTGGAAACCGTGAGCTTGCTACTGCCATAACCACTTTCAATGCAACGACACCAACTCTGGCTGCTGCTATGAATAATTTTAAGTCTTCTGAATTGGCTGCTGCTATGAATAGTTTAGCCGCTAGCAGCTCAAAGCTTTATGACGCAGCTGTCAAACTTGCAGACGCCCTTAGTCAAATGCCCAATATTCCAGAGCAAATAAGCGGTGCTTTTGCGGCCAGTGTAAATCTCTCGAACGAAGCGGGCTTTGGCGAAACTCTGGCGAAGGCAATGGGACGCGAACTGGGAGACACAATATCAGGCGAAGTATCAAAACACACTCAGAAAAGAAATGTAGACGGCACACCATCTGGGCCAGTTACGTCATAGGAGCATAAAATGGGCGGGTTTTTTAACGCATCAGATAAAAATTTAGAAAATAATACCACGATGATGTATGGGGATTATACATTTTCGCCGGTTCCTATTATTAGCATCAATAAAGAAATACAGTCAGCTGGAGATGGCCAAGCTCTAGGAACTTTATTTGCTCTTTCTCTTGAAGGTTCTCTCGTTCCCGGTGCTACTGGTGTAAATGGAATAGCTAACATAACAGAAGAACAAGATAGACTAATGGCAGCTTTCGCTGCTTCAGGACAAGGTTATGAATTTAAAGTAAGCTGTGGCGACTCTGATGTCATTAAATGTTTTCCTAGAATTAAATCTTTAAACTTTGAAGCTGGCCCTTGGGTAGACGTATCTAAATATACTATTGAACTGGAATATGATAGAGACTTTGCTGCCGATATAGGTGCTCCTTGGAACGATGAGCATAAATCGGGCTCCGGCAGTCCGGAACCTCTAATTTCTTCTGCAGAAGAATCTTGGAGTATAGAGCCAACGGAACAGAACTTCTTTCATTTTGAATTGGCCCAGAGCGGAAAGCCAACGTTTATAGAAACGTGTCCTCCAAGCTTTTCAGTAACGCATAATATATCTGCTGTTGGAAAGCCTCTTATAGTTAGCGGAGTACTGGCAGATGGCGGATACGCTTGGCAGCAAGCAAGCGGCTATGTTATCCCTAGACTAGGTTTTGACAATGAGAAAGTCACTAAGAACGGAGCTATTTGCTTTGACCAGAATGGGGCTCTCGTTGTTTCTAACCATGCTAGAACAGTAAATTTTGGTGAGCTAGACGGAACATATTCTGTTGTTGAGAGTTGGACTGTTTATAGTAGCGGTATATGGTCTTCTGGAATTAATGCCTTGGGTGCAAATGATTCATGGGATGTTGGGGTTGAATCTAGCCTTGAAAGCAGTCTAACAACTGTAAATGTTCAAGGCACCATAACTGGACAAGCATCAGGTCTATTTTGTAGCGATAATTCGGCGGGTGGTAGTGACCCTCCAATATATGAAATAGTTAAAAGTAAATATGCAAATGCTAAGGAATACTTGGATAATATTAGTGACGACATATTTTGGGCTAGAGCACATCATTTTGCTAGTGGCGTTTCTACAAGAGGCGTTAACCCGATTCCCATTGCAACGTCAATTGGACACAACCCCTCACAGGGAGTTATAACCTATAATTATAGATATGACGATAGACCTAGCGTATGTCTAACTGGAGCTAGAACAACTGAGATATCCATGTCCGACACAAACGCAACAGATGTTTTTGCAGAACTTACTGTTCTTGGTCGTGCTCCGGGCCCTGTCATGCAAAGCATAGGTACAGTTACATCAAAGAAAAGAGAGGTGACTTTAGACGCCACGATGGAAGTAAATAGCATAATATGCGATTGCCCCAGTGCTACCGGACAAATGCCAAGCATCGAAGCTGAAACTATTTTGTTGACATTTAGACCTGACAATTGTGGAGACCCCTCACTAGAGCTTACGATATTTAAACACCTTGATTCTGAAAGCTGGAATCCAACAACAGGAAAATACGCAAGACAAATGGGATGGACTTATACTACATGTGGTTCATAGGATAGAAAATGATATTCGGACATTCACCATCGGCAAAACCAATATCGGTTCCCCACTCTTTTGCTTCAAATGGCAAACCGATAAGCGCTACTACTGTTCCAGCAGGACAGAGGGAGCTGCCAGGCAATAACGGAGCAGGAGACGGAGGGGTCGCCTCTGCCGTAGAACTAAACTATGGTTCTAACAATACTGGCCGAGGAAGATATTTTGGAACCTTAAACCCTAACGTAGCTACAACCAGCGCTGTTTTATGCGACGGAGACGATACGTTTACTCAGACGGCGTTTCTAGGGGCTAGCATTATGGATTTTTCCGTAACGTTGGGATACGGAGAACAAAGTAGTTCCTTAACGGTTAAGCTGGTAGAAGATTTATGCGAAGGTCATTCTAGAATATATTATCATGGTCATGCAGATTTAAAGGTCGGTAATTTCTCTACTCTACGAGCAGCTACCCGAACAACTGCCGATTACTTTTTACCCCCAGCTCCCGGCTCTCCTGTTTATTTTAGAATGGGAAGATTTGAATTTTCGGGCTTACTTCAAAGCTGGACTAAGACAAATTCAACAGGTGGCTATCCAACCTATACGGTAAATATTCAAGACCCCAGAGAACTTTTGGCTGGGGTTAGTCTTATTATTGGAGAAGAAACTACAATTCCTTCTATCTCAAATATATATAATGTTTTTGGTACGATGGAACAGTACGGAAATGCTTGCGCTGTTTCTCCCGTAGGAGGCTTTGGTGGGGCAAACGTAAATGGCGAAGGAATGCCTTGGAACAAAATTTTAACTGGACTTCATCTTCTTCAGGCTCAGGGTAAATATATTAGTTTCGCTGGGGCCACCTACGTTTTAGATTTGACTGATTTGCCTGCGGTTCCCGACGATTTTAGAATTGGCGGGGCTACTGTTACATTATCAGATGCGATAAGCAAGGTGTGTGAAGATTCTGGGCGAGATTATTTTGTTGACTTAATTCCAACACCATTATCTCAAGGCGGGTTTACGCCTCTGTTTTATAGTAATGTTTTAAATATATTAAAAATTAGAACTATTGATAGAACAGCAGTTCCGAGTCTTAATACAATAGCAGCATTTGTTGAAACAACAGACAACTTGGTAATGGAAAGTTCTCGTGGCCGTGAGCTTAGGAACGAAATTACCAATGCTATGATTATTGGCGCAAGCAAACAAGATATCTATGAGTGTGAGTGTGCAACCAGTATTTCAGAAGACCGAGACGGAGGAAGAGCTAGCGAATGGCTTGACGGCATTATTCCCTTCTGGGGCGCGAAAAGACCAGATAGTCATGAGATAATTCTAACCCGCAAAAAGAAACCTGTGCATGGCGCAGCGGGAGACCCTAAAATTCTGGGCATATGGGCTCCATTTGAAGACGTTCAATTCCAATTAGAAAAGAAGCTGTTAGAAGATGGAAGCCGATTGAGAAGAGACCCTGTAGATGGAGAAACTCTTGTTTATGATTTAGATGAAGATGAACTGAGGGCAGCTCTTTCATCGCAGCAGGACTGGCAGTTCTGGATAACGTCTCAAAAAGACCATCCTGTCAACAGAACATACTTTCCCAAGAGAGATAAAGCTGGAAATATCATTGTCCCCAGACGCGGTAACGTTGGAGGCATGTCCAACGGTGTTTTTAATGGTTTTTGGGATTTATTTGAAGCCATATTAGGAGGAACCGGAACTCCCAACCCAGCTGATTTGATGGAATTTAATTCAAATGTCTCTAAACTAGCTTCTGAGAAAATTTCGACAGGCCAAGAGCAAAGAGACCTAGATAAGATTTTTAGATGGGTCCAAACATATGCCAATAGATATGGAAGAGAATGGCTTGTTCCTTTATATGGAAATTTATGTTGGCAATTGGATACAGACGACCCATATAAAAAGAAGTACTCTGTTGAGCCAATTGATTCAGGATGGCCAGAATCATCGGGCAGTGAGGTTATTGGCTTAAGCTTGCCTATAGCTCGAATAATATCTGGAGACGAGACTGGAAAAGTAGCACCTTTTTTGAGATTTCTTATAAAATCCAAGGATAGTGATTTTGAGCCTTCAATGGCAGGGGCTGGGTTGGCCGGAGGAACTAAGACAGATTTTACAGAGTTGTCTCCTGAAGAATATTATATTTCAGAGAGCGCTCTTTCAGGATGGGTAAAAGCCTCTGTAGATAAAAATATTTATTTTTTAAAGGAAGCTTGGGGCACCGAAGACTACGGTCCCCATGCTCTATTGCAAATGAGCGCCTCTATTAAGGAGCTGCAAGATACGGCGGCAGGAGGTACATATAATTCGGCTCTTGCGGGTTTTAAGAAAATATTTGAAGAATTGGTTAACGACCCCGTGGGGCCTGGTGGGAATAGTTTGAGAGCCATGTTTCCGGGACGGGTTGATGATTTATTTAAAGCCATAATGAATGAGCCAAATTCAAGAATGCTTAATTTTGGAATGGAACATTCAACTCTGTCTCCTGCTGCTGGTGCGGTGCCACTACTAAATAATATCTTAAACTATGGTCCGTGGCAATCAAGTCCACCTGGCGCTGATGGTAAAACGGCAACAGAAGTAATAGATGGACTTGCTCCATGGGAATACGGTGGCTTTGATTTAATGAATACAGCTGGTCAAAACTTGGCCAATCAAAGAGTTACCCATATGCAACAAGGAGAGATGGGAAGTATAAAAGTTCCTGGCTTACCTAATAATGTAAGAGTTGGTTTTGAGTTAAATGATATAGGAGGAAGCAAGGCTTTAATTGCTACTGACAGAAGTATGAGCAGCGCTGTTCTGATTGGAGAAGGAACGCTAGAAGATACCAACCAAAGTTATTACTATGTTGCCGCCGGAGGTTTGGATGGCGCCGGAGGTCCAAATATTACTGCCATTAATGTATCAGTAGGAGCTGGCGGTGTTACAACCCAATATGATTTTAAAACCTATACTCCTGAGTATGGTAAGTTTAGTAAATTTAATGCTGAACGACTAAAGAGAATGGGTAAGGCAAGAATAAATGCTGAAAGAGAACGAATAAAAAGAAGCGACCATGTATTATCAGCGTTTGGCTCTAAAAGAGCGGCGACTCTTATTAGGGGCGTAGGCAGGCGGGCTCGTGGAGTACCACAACCAAGACGAGCGGCAGCGTCTCCTCATCCGTTCTTTATAGGAACTGTAAGTGACTGGTCAGCGCCTAATCTTAAGAATATAAAATATGCAAGGGTAATTACCGAAAGTTTTCACGAGGGAACCACTGAATTAGATGAGAACTATGGACAAAAAGCTATCATGGACCTCGCCGGTCTTATAAGACCAGTTTCTATGGCTGGAGATGGGAATCTTCCTCAATACTATAGTAGTCAGAATTTAGTTGACGACCCGCCGTGTACTAATAGTCAACACATTACCTCTAGACCAACTCCTCCTATTAATGGATATAATGCTCCAGAAGGCCTAGCTCAGGGTGATTTTGATATTAATATAAATTATCTTAATCCTTTTACTAACCCTAGCAACAAACAAAAGAGTGCCAAGCACATTAGCGATGAGGACGAGAGTACTGCTAAGGAACACGGCCATGATATTGCTATGATAGCAAGGGGCGAAACTCCTACTGATGGACATTTCAGTATTAGTATGCAAGAATGGAATGAAGGAGAAGATAAAGATGAGGTTGCATACGCAGATGATTATCGTATGTTTGCATTGAGAGGCCCGCTTCTTATTCATGGCTGGGGATATGATTTACAAGGTAAGCCGATTCCTAATGAAGCTGACCCGGAAGCGGATGCAGCGGTAGGAAAATTTAAAGAGACTGACCTGAAAGATTATTTCTTGCCCAACTTCTTAAGAAAATCTCATACATGGCCGGTGGCTCCTGTTGATTTGAGATTTGATAGGAATAGAGGAGTTTGGACAGTTCCTCCTCCTCCTGCATTTGTTTTGCTTGAATTTACTGAAGCTGTTAGCCCCAATAGCACAAACGAAAAAGCTAAAATAATTGATGCTGCCGACTCGTCTTCTTCTCCGGGGTTTCCTGCTATTTATGGTAAAGATGGTTCTGTAATAAGTAGCGATAAGTTTGTTAAGTTTGAAGAGGACGCAGGAGTAAGGTTTGAAGAGGGAATGAAAACTAGAGCTTATTACGATGAAAACGCATGTGTATATAAATCCTTTGGTAGCCCAGACGACTATGTACCTGCCGCCAGCGAAGCGGATTGCAATGGTTTGGTTATTGGAACAATATATGGCAAGATGATGAAGGCCGATGAGCATGGAGAGGCAACATTAGATGAAGCCTTTGGCGGCGAAGTAGTTACTGTTATAAATATTTTAAACCAACCAATACTTGAAGGTTCCAAGGTAATTTTATGGAAGAGGTGTGAGAGTCCAGAAACAGAGGAGGGCGAGTGCTCCGAAGGTACGGAAACATGTGGGGGAGACCCGGATGGCGAACCCTGTGAGGAAGACGCGGATTGTAGTACTACTACACAATCAATACAATATCATGTGGTACAGGCTCAGTTTAGACCTATGTGCGTTGTAACTTCAATTGGAATTGATGAAAATTATCCGTATACTCCTCCAGCTAATGTAGCGAGTGTAGAAATAACTAACAAAAAAATAATAACATCTGTTTATGTAGATGACTTTTCGGAGGGCATGCATTGTTGGGGTCCAAGCGGCCCTCCATTCGAAGCCCCGTGCGGTCATGGAATTAATGATGCCACCAAAGGCAACTGTGAGTGTAAGGTTACAGTAGACGATTTAACAGATTGTAGTGACCATAGTTATTATTCAAACGTGATTCCTCCAGGCGCAATACAAACATGTTTTACTGACTTAGAGAACGAGGGAGAATTTAATCATCGCCACCAACTAGGAAGTTTTGCCCTAGTAGCACAAAGCGATTTTGACTTTGACGCATATGTAGCGGTAGACCATCCTTCATATCCTGTTTTACACATTGATATCTGTGAAAGAACAATTTATCTGGAGAGTGCTTGGAGTAATGCATATTGTAGCGACGAGAGAAGTGAGTCGGCAGGACTGAGTGTCTATGCTGGAGATAATCAGTGGGGCAAGGGAGTTCCTGTGTACGGAGAAGCCTTGGATGTTGCTATTGATGATTCATTTGATGAAACAACATGTCACGAAGGAGACTCTAATGATAGCACAGGTCTTGCAGAGGGAGGGCTAATTGATATAGTAGGATTTCATGAAGATGTCAACGTACCCGCTGAAATAGCTGTTGACGATTGCGGCGGTTGTACTGGCGACCAGACCTGTATTGATGGTGAATGTGTGGATTAAAAAAATGCCTAAAATTATATTAACAAGGCACCCCAAAACAAAGCAACTGATGTCTCCAAGATTTCCATTGCCTTTGACGGTGAAAAAGTGGGCAGTTGGTGTTACCGTGGCTCCTAGGAAAAACCCCACTTTTGAGCGGTGCTATGAGAGTTTTTTGAGAGCTGGATTTACCCCTCATATCTTTAAAGAACCAGGCGTGTCTATAGACCCTAGATTTTTTAAATACGGCGTCACAGAGCGCGCACAGAGGCTAGGAGCGTGGAAAAATTGGCTGACCAGTCTTTTTGAGCTTCGTCGTAAAAACCCAAATGCCGACGCCTACGCGATATTCCAAGATGATGTTGTTTTGTGCCGAAATATAAAGACGTACTTAGAACAGGAATTGTGGCCTTCTCCTTTTACTGGCCTTGTCTCTGTGTTTACGCCAAATCATTACAGGGGAAATTATAATTGGAATGTTGTTGACGAGGGGGCGAATTTGTGGATGGCTCAGACTTTTATTTTTTCGCCGCTGGCCGTTGATTCAATTTTAAGTCATCCGATAATCAGAAATTGGAAGGGAGATAAAAATATTGATAGTAAGATAGGAGAATGGGCTCGGGCTATTGGAATGCTCGCATATTATCACTCACCTTCCTTGGGGCAACACGTAGGGCATTCATCTACTCTTTGGGCAAACAAAAACAATCCTCTCGGATTAGATGAGCTGCCTGCTCTTGGAGATAGGTCAGCAAGCGATTTTGTTGGAGAATCTTTTGACGCAATGCAACTTTTACATGGTGTATAATTTTAGTGTGTAGCTTTATTTTATAACCTCATGGAGCATTGTAATGAGAGATATATGGAAAACCTTAGCAATTAGTGCTACCAGCTGTGTTGTTTTAATGGTTTCTTTTTGGTTGATTGAGATGAAAGATTATGTTACGAGAGACCAGGCCTCTCAAATGATTCAAACACAATCCCCTTATCTTGTAGATAAGCAAGTTGTTTTAAAAAGCTTAAATGATATGAATGAAGTGCTGAGGAAAAATACTGAGGTAATTTCCGAATTAAATTTAGAAATAGCTAGACTAAGGACGGAGTTAGATAGGATTGCACATGAAGGTTCCTAAAAAGTATAAACAAAAACTCAAACAAAAGAAAAAAAATAAAGAGAAGATTAAATCTCCATCTCTTTCTAAAAGACTTAAAAATTTTACCGTAAGTGCTATAAAGCATGTGGCCAAAGGAATGCCCACCTGCACCCAAGAAGAGGTTGATGAACGATTAGAAATATGTAAAGGGTGCAAATGGTTTAATGGAGAAAGTTGTCGAAAATGTGGTTGTGCGTGCAATAGCAATAAAAAGTTTTTAAACAAGCTTGCGTGGGCAGACCAAGAGTGTCCTATAGGCAAGTGGGGAAAGATAGAAAAGGAAGAGGAATGATACTTTATATATTAGGCGGAATTTATTTACTAACCTCGCTCTTTCTTATCATTAGATGGGCGATAAAAAGAGTTCGAAGAAATAGAATATTAAAAGAGATAGAAGAGGTTGAAAAACAAGACCCGTTTTTTGATAAGTTTTACCCACACTTTTAAAGCAACTCATTTTCTTTTATAAAAGAATAGAGCTTATCGGCCCATAGTTTAGACCCCAGTGGATTGGGGTGTCCATCTGTTTCGCTCAAGGTCAACATTTCTTTCTCTACATAATCCATATGGCTTTCTCCATCGAACTGAAAGAATCTTTGCTTGTCTACCTTGTCTGCAAGCCCATCGAGTCCCTCCGTATGACCATAGGGGATGAGGGGGGGCAGCGCATTATACATACAATAGTTAATACTGTTCAATTTGAAAAAGTCCTGCAGACTTAGAACCTGTTCCAGATATTTAAGTCTACAGGTTCTGCTTATATCATAGTCAACCACCTTGAAACATTTGTGCCTTTCGCCTCCGTTCAGGAAAGCAAACCATTCCTTCTCTTTCTTTTGCTTCTCTTCACTGCTGTCCTCAGTGTTTCGCCAGGGGTAAACCCAGTTAAACGCCCCCCAGCCAACGAGAGACCCGTTGTATTTCAGGGGCCCGGACGGTCTTCCTATCGGTGATTTATCTGGGTCGAAACCCTCTTTAGGAGAGTGGTTTAATAAACGAGCCGAGGTTTTAAGATAATCCTGCCTAACAACAGAGGACCACCCTATTAAAACAAACGTATCTTTTATTAATTCAGGGTTATCATAAAAGAATAGCTTTGTTGTGGCAATGATTCGGTCATTACCTCGTGCTGAAGCAGCATATCCAATAGGATTAAGTTTAAGTTTTTCGGCCAAGCAGTGGCCCGCTGGTGCTCTGGCTCTATCGACATCGTATACCTCCAAGAAAGAGCATCCGTTGATGAATAGATTTTCTAACACAGGCTATTTGTCCTTATAAAGTCGTAAAGTTTATCCGCCCAAAGCTTGTGCCCTTTATAGTTTGGGTGTACGTCTGTCTCGCTCACGGTTAACATTTCTTTCTTTGAATCGCACACAAAACTAAGATGGCTTTCTCCATTAAACTGAAAGAATCTCTGCTTGTCTATCTTGTCTGTAAGCCTATCGAGTCCTGTGCATGTGTTCGTATTATAGGCAGTAAGAGCATTGTACATGCAATAATTGATATCGTTTAACTTAAAAAAATCCTGCAGGGTAAGAACTTGCTCTAGGTATCTAAGCCTCATGGTTTTATTTATATCATAGTCATTCAACTTAAAACATTCGTGTTCTTCGTCTTCGTTCAAGAGAGCCAGCCATTTTTCCATTTTTACTGGGTCTGTAATTTTCCAAGTCCCCCAGTCTTGGATAGGAGACGGTCCCTTTTTGGGGGAGTGGCTTAAACAAGCTGAGGTTTTAAGATAATCCTGCCTAATAACACCAGACCATCCTATTAAAACAAACGTATCTTTCATCAACTCAGGATTGTCATAAAAGAATAATTTTGTTGTGGAGATGATTCGGTCATTGCCTCTTCCTGAAGCAGCGTATCCGATTGGATTTAAGCCCATGGTTTCAGCTAACTTATGACCAGCTGTTGTACTGCAGATGTCTTTGTCGTATATGTCCAAGAAAGAGCATCCATTAATAAATAGATTTTTTACCATTGATACTTTTCTATAACAGCCCTCTCCAATAAGACCTTAAGAATTTGAGCTTCCCCAAACGAAAGCGTGTGCTTGACCTCCGTTAGCTCTCCTCCGTTTGGCTTTTTTGCAAGCCTTATATAATATCCTTTTCCCTCGGCTTTCTTAAACGAAAAGGTGGTGCTGCCGCTTTGATTCTGATGGTAGATACCGGGAAACTTTCCTCCAGTTTGCCCCGCTTCAGGCTTTTCATTATTAAGAACTGCCAGTAATTCTCCGACATCGGCCTCTCCTAGTTTTAGAGTAACCGACTTTTTGTCATCCTTCTCTCTCCACGCAAAAGCAGCCTGTCCTTTTTCATCAGTTCCTGTTTGAGGAGATGCAACCCAGAACAGTTGAACATCACGGATTTCCGCATCACCTCTTTCGGTAATCACGGTTTTCATTTCTAGTCTGCTGGCAGCGCCAGTGTTACTTTTATTTGGCTTATATACTCGCCACTGTGTTTGCTTACGAATCGTTGACATCGAACTTTAGCCTCCAATTATCTTTATAGGTTTTTATAGCTGCAGGTATACTTTCCATATTCTGTTGGTAATGAGATAACATTTGTATTAAATCTGCAGCTTCGTTATGGGTAACATTTCTAATAGACTTGCACTGAGGATGCTTCGACTTAACCATTGCTTCTACGTTTATATCTAAACCTCGGCCAACAGATTTACACATAACATCAATAAAATTAATTTGATTATCACTTATTTCCGTGCTATAATCCTGCTCTTCTTTATTTGCCGTTGTAGATAATTCCTCAGCCGCTACAACCTTCCTTAATTGCAGTAACCTTCTCAGCGCTCGTCCTTCCGCTCTAGTCTCTGCCATTGCAACAGGGAACTTACTATAAGGCATATCGGTATTTTTATGCCATGCGTCTCCTGAGCCCGTTGCGCTTCTTTCGTGCCCAGCATATACAGTTACTTTACATGTGGCGGTTGCGCGACCTTCATTTTCTTTTGTTGGTATTTGAAGTATGTCTATTTTGGTTTCAATTATTGGGCCTAAAACAAGTTCGGTAATACGTCGTAGCCCATCAACAGTAGGATTGCCATCCATAATTTCGTCATGCTCAAACTGAGACAAAACATACTCGCTCCACTCTGGAGAAGACATTGCGGGAGAAGCGGGGCGTGTCTGTAACTGGGTAGGGTTCATATGAGTCTCTTCTTCTGTTTCGGCGGTAAAGTCTTTGGTTCCATCTTCAAAGTCTAGGTTTTCAATTTGTTGAAGGCCTCTCTCCTCTTCTAGAAGACTTTCAAGCTCTGTTTTTTTTGCTGTTTTAATTTGTTCTGTCTTGTATCCATGAACTTTTACAAGTTCCTCACGCATTTCTGCTACTTTCATTTTTAGTCTCCTATTTCAATATAACGATTTTCACGAGAAGGATATTTTTTCTTTATCTCATCAAGAGTTTCTGTAAGGCTAGATAAAATTTCTCTTTTATATTTTTCCGACAATCCTTTTTGCTGTTTGACCCGTATCAAAACAAACCCATTTGAAAGTAACAACCCTGTTTTTTGCTGGTCTGCTTTTTGGGTTCTTAGCAATGCCTCTTCTCCCCATACCGGTTCAAAATGAGAGGGTCCATCTACTTCTATTGCCGTAGCCATATCGGGTAAAAATAAATCAATGTGCAGTCGTTCATTTAAGAGCATGTGCTCCTTATGAAAATCGACTCTGAACCCACTGTTTGTCAAGGACTCGAACAAATATTTTTCAAGCTTAGAACCTTCTTTGCTTGCTTTTCTTATAGCTTCTCCAGATAGTTGATGGATATTTTTTTTCTGCTCCTCTGTTAGAGACTCCCAATGCTTTTTGCCTAGCTCCGACCTTCTATCTCTTTCGTTCTCATCCATTTTTTGCCAATAGTCATGTGTGGTATTACTAATTTTTTCCTTTGTCTTTGCGCTGTGTCCCTTGCCTTTTGTTGGGTGTTTGTGTCTTCCAGATGCTAAAGCATTCTTTTGGGCCTTTGCCTTATCTCTGGGTTGTATTCCCATCGCTATAGCAGCTCTTCTAATTTTATTAGGATATGTTCCCAGCTGTTTTGCTATACTGGAAAAACTTCTCTTATTTTTTACGTACTCTTCAACAATAAATTCTTTTGATAAATTACTCATTATTTATTATCCTAATTAAATCTTTATGGTTGAAATCATCCATGACATGAGAAGGATATCTCCAACATTGGCCTATTATACGCTGATGTCTCTTACTTCTTGATATTAATTGTATATCTTCGTGATTGTATATCTTTGAAAGCTCTTTATGCATAAAGCCCTCTAGCCTCATCCATTCTAAATCCCAAAGATAAAAGTATTTTTTTGTAGGTCCTACTGTATCTATCAGAGTGGATGCTGTCTCTAGGCTTGTCGAAATTATTGGTGCATTAAAGCCCCACATTTCAACTTCCGACATGATAGAAAATAGTGGCGTAACGGGAGGAACAGATGGTTCTCTTGTAAAAACTATGATATCCACATTTACCATATTTTCTGAAATATGATTTATGCATTTGGTTATATTGAAACCCAGCTGAGAGCCGTCTATTCTGTTTACTAAAATTCCGGCTTTCATACATACTCCTCTAATTTATTTAGGCAGCTTTTTGAATATTCTTTGTATCCTAGTAGCGAAAGCATATCGGATGCCCTATGGAAATAGGTATGTTTTTCCATTACAAATTGATAGCATTTTTCGACATGTTCTTCTCTAAAAGATTTCTTTAATACTATAGCCTTTATACAAGCTGTTAACTCCTCAAGACTGGCAGCTTTTGGCATATAATCTACGCTTAAAACAGTCTCGTTTGCAGACAGACATGGGCAGCTATTTGCCATTGCTGAAAGCAGCAGGTCGTTGTGTCCGTCCGTATCTAAATATAAGTTACAAGATGAAAATATGCTTGGTATTTCATTTGGCAATATTTTTCCTACATAGTTAGGGTATCTTAATTTTCTAGTATAGCTGAAAGATTTTAAAGAAAAGCTTGACAAGCTATTAATGACTGGGCTTTCATTGTCTGATATAGTAGATATTTCTGATTTATATTTATCCTTGGCCGGAGACGGAGCATAGTCAATCAGATTAGCGGCAGGTTGTAAGTCATATAATTTCTCTCCCGATGCCCCTGGATAACATGTTAAGTCTGGTTCAAAATAATCTGGTACTTCAGGACCAATTGCTATTACCTTAGTGTCTTTGTATTCCTGCAGAACATTAGACAGGGAGCTATCTATAGTTTTATCCATACAGATTAATATCTCTGGTTGGCATTCATAAAATACATCGTATGTAGGTTTTTTTGCGTCCCAGATGTAAATGCCATCATTTACTGAAGAAAACGCAGAGCACACTCCCTCTAAGGTTGGAATATATCCTATAGAGGAATCTACTTTAATCAATATTTTTGTTTTCATTATATAATTTTTCTCGCAGCAATCAAATCTTTAGAAGAATCTATGTCGATGACCTTGGCCCCTTCGGGGGAGACAGCCTTAAAATTCCCTCCTCTGTCTATAATTTCATTAATCGCTTCAAAGCCAAAATAATGACTTTTGTTTTTATCCCAGGCTATTTTCTTTAACAAGCTAAGTTCTTTGTCTATAAAAAAAGATATTTGACCCCATTTGTTAGGCATGTCTGGCAGCATTTGTTCAACTGACCCATCGCAGATATTGCAACCCACCTCTTCTTCTCCCATGGTTTCTGACTCATCTATCATAATGCAAGATTGTTCAAATTTAAAATTTGATATAGCCTCTTCATTGAAAACTAAATCCCCATACATTATTACTATTTTATCTGTAGTTGCTGCTCTAAGAGCCATTCCTATACTTCTAACCACATTATTTTTTTCGTAACTTTCATTTTCTACTTTTATTAAAAAATCTGGTGTGTTTTTCATCAGCTTATCTGACTCGAAGCCGGTAACCAATACTATTTCGTAATTAGTGAAGTTATTCTGTATTATCTTAATTTGTCTTTGTATTATATTTTGGCTTGCGTCTAGTCTTATAAGAGGCTTTGGTCCATACGACCGCATGCGATAACCCATACCAGCAGCTGGTATTATTATGCTGTACTTGTCGGTTTTTTTGCCATGTATATTAAGCGTGTTGCGGCTGCGTGACATTTTTTAAATAATTAATATCTTCTTGTACATCAATTTGCCTTGAAACCAAATGAAATAACAATTGGGGAATATGTGAAACGATAAAACTATTTGAAATCTTAACTAAGATGTCATGTCCATAAAGATGTTTTAAATTTTCATCTAACGACTTGTCCTGCACCGCTTCCGAATTAAAGAATACAGGAAATATTCCAATTAGCTTGGAAAATGTTTGATGGTCATGAGGGGGAAAATAAAATTCCTGACTAATCTCTCCGCTTTTTACACAAGCATCTGCATATATACCACCTATAAATTTTTCAGATAATTTATTAACTAGGACCTGCAAAGAATCTTTAGAGGCAAATGTGTCCCCAGGATTCATAAGGCCATAAATTTCATATTCCTCAGATAGATTATTGAAAAAGTGAGGAGCAGGCTGTTCTGCATTTTGAATAACTACCACATTTTTATATGATTGCTCTTCAACACTTTTTTGTGTTTTTTCTATGGCTTTTAAATTTTTGCCCGTTAAAATAATAGCTACTCTGGGAAGCTTGGGCAAATCGTTGTTACCGGTATTATGTTCTCTAAGCATCCGTCCTCTTCTATTTTCTTTTCTAATTTTTTGTCAGAATTTCCACTATAATATTTATGAATTAAGCTTGAGACTACCATGCCGTCTCCAGAAGAATTTGGAGAAATCATAGCAAACTGAAGCATCAATTCATTAACGGCATAATTAATTATCTCAAAAAAATCAGATGGAACCACACAGCCAGCATAAAATATGGAGTAAAATTGTTTCGGATTTATGTCTTGAACTATGTCTATACAATCCCCGTCTTTCATCTTTGGGTGGAGTATGTTTTGTATTTTCCATTCTACGCCCAAAGAATCCATATATTCTACTAGTTTTTCTGGCGGTTGTACACAATCAGGCTTTCTAATAACAACGATTCTTTTGGGTATATGCGATTGACTAATTAAGGAATTAATGGTTTGCTTTAAGTCAGATTCTTCTTTGTCGTGAAAAACAATAGCCTGAAATTGCAGGGCCATTTCTTCTCGGACAGTCTCTTCCCATTTTTTTTCTTCTACTTTTTCTCCCCAGTCTCTATTTCTGCAGGCCAAGCAGTATCTATTATCTATTACAAAGGACTTAGCTCCTGTTTCTGTGTCCTTAGCTTCCACCACGCAGTCCAATGACCGATATTTTTCTAGCCTGTCTAATTTGCACCCAATTTGAACAAGAGGGTCTTTATCGTTCTCGTGAGTTGCAAATATACAGTTTTTACACAGGGTTCGCATTTGGGGCTGGTCTTTCCGCTATTATTGTATACTTAAAATCGTTAACTCTTTTATGCAGAACCTTCAACCCTAGCTGCTGGAGCTTAGCGACCATATCTAGTACGCTACTAATAGAGTATCTGCCGTCATAAATAATCGAATTGGCTTCTTCTAAACCTATGGTTTTGCTTACCATAGCCCTAGAAATTTCGTACATGTCTGAGCCGGATATAATTATTTGTCCTTTATATCTTATTTTTTTTACTAGCTCTTTAGTAAAATCATCTCTTTGTTCAATAAAATCTAGACAGCTATCTACAAATATTTCTTCATAGGCTCCGTCATCTAGCCCTCCTATCTCTGAAAGGTCTACGTGTTCATACCCATCCGTCTTTGTTTCAAATAGACCAGGCAAATAGATTGCAATTTTCATTTTACATCCTCGTGTATACTAAGCTACAGGACTCTTGAAGCACATTGTTCCAAGAGTCACAGAAGTTATCTCCGTCTTTTGGAATTACATAACCCAACTGCTCCCATTCATCTCTCGCTTCATTTGAGACAAATACATTTATGTCTCCTTCGTATTGTTTTGTCATCAACCATTCTTGTTGATTAAATTGCTTATATTCATCTGTTGGTATTTGAGATTCCAACAATACAATGGGAATATGCCAAAAGTCTGAGATATTTTTGCAGAACTGAAAGAAGCCTCTATTAGGACACAAAACAACATCAAAGTCTAAATGCTCTGGCATTGACTGTCCTTTTATACTGGAAAAATTATCAGGCTTCATTACGATAGTGTCGTTCCATTTTGTGTCGTTAACAGATTCCCAGAAATAAAATTTATTTCCGGTCTCAGATAGCTTAGCCATATAAGGAAAGATATTTTCATCTAGTAACGTAATAATATTATATGGCTCATTCTCTTTTTTTGTTGCGGCCCTTATAATAGTTCTCATTGCAGTCATGAAAGAACCTCGCTAATTTTTTCTGCTATTTTTTTGTACGAATATTGTTTTGAACTTTTTATGCCTTTTTCAGACTTGTTAGAGTAAACCTCTTTGTTCTCATACGCCTCTCTCATGCTTCGTCTTAATTCCATAACATCTATTTGCCTCCAAGTTTCTCTTGCTGTATATATATCGCTTAGAGGAGCCTCTTTTGTAGTCGTAGGTTGCTCGTAGCTTTTTACAGCCCATCCGTTTTCCTCTGCGAAGTCTGCGGCCCCAATGTCTTTTGTGGCTATAACAGGATTTCCCATAGCCATTGCGTCAAAAGCTGGGATACACCAAGATTCTCCCTGTGATGGCATCACAAAACAATCACATGCAGCGTGCAAGGACATTAATTGTTCTTCGGGTAAATAGCTTGTTATCAAGACATCTGATTTATAGTCTGCCATATCCGGATACATTCTCAGACGTGACTTTACATTTGATATTTTCTGAGACACCTCATTAGAAAGCTGGGCTGGGTTAGCTCCTGTTTTGTTTGTTTTTATAACTAATTTAGTATTTTCATTAAATTCAAATTCAGAATGAAATGCAGTTATCAAAGAAACTAAATTTTTTCTTTGTATATATTCTCCAATAAAGTAAAATACAAAATCCTCTTCTTCTACAGTAGGTAGCTTGAAGGGCCTGTATTCTTTTTCAAATTTTGTTATATCAGAGGGTATCGGAATTACTTTTATTTTTTCTTCTTTTACTCCACTAACAATAAGACTATTTTTATTAGCTTCGCTAGGAACCCATATCTCATCCATAAGATTAGCTCTACTTGGCCACGACGTATATTGTAGGTGGCTGGTTTCTAGGTGGCACAAAAGAACATTCTTGTAATTTCCATTATAATCGGCAAAGTGTGGGAGACAGTTTTGAACAATGACATCGTAATCTTTCAAATCATTAAATTCATATTCCAATAAATCTTCGTCAAGCTCACAATAGGAGCTGCCTAAATAAATTGGTCTTATTGCTAAGTCTCCAACGTTGGCAAGAGCTTTTATATAATGCTTTGCCGCCTCTCCCCATCCATCTGCTTGTCTGTATGGGCCTACAAATAATATGTTCACATTGATTTCCTTGCGTGCGCGTATTGAATAAAGTCTGGTATCTCATGGGTTGTTAGTCCACACCTAGCCTTTTCACATTCATTTATATTGTTGGCTAATATTTTCATCGTTTTTAGAACATCTTCTCTGCCAAAAGGAATCCATGTTTTTCCAGTAAATCTTGCTCCGTAGTTTAAGTCCCTTATCATTTCACTTTTTTGATGGGTTCTCATTCTTCCATGAAGTATTTGTTTCAAGGCAATTTCTACAAAATCCTTGTGGCTTATAATATTTTCAGGAACTTCTGCTGCCTCGTTCACAAGCCTAGGAGACGAACCCCATTGCCCCTGCAATTTTTTCAGCTCTATAGAATCAAAATAATTTTCCCATGCCTTAGCAGTATGGTCCCAAGTGTAGTTATTAACTGCCGCTTCTCTGGCTTTAAACCCTTTCCTTTGTCTTATTGGCTCAGGAGAAGAAAAGAAGGCCAGCAAGGTTTGAGCTAAGTCATCGTTGTCTGGCATTGCTCTATATGCGCCAGTTTCTAGTTCTCTGAATAATCTTTTGACTTTGATTGGTTGTCCGTTTAAGTTTCTAACAACGTCTTCCATTGCGCTGTAGTCTACAGACATTATTGGAACGCCACAGGCTGCAGCTTCAACCTGAGGCATACCAAATCCCTCACAAATACTATATTGAACATACACATCAAATAGACACATTATATTTCTAAGCTGTTGGTCTGAAATTCCCTGCACTACGCTCGGAAACACGGCTGTATGCTGTTTCGTAAAGGGCGACATCATGCTTGCGCCTTGAAAAAAAGACGGGAAGCATTGCCCTGTTTGCTTGCACAAGTATGTGAAAATAACCTTATTGCCTAGGCCAAACTCTTTGAGTAAAACTGGGATATCCCAGCCTACGTCCGGATAGCTAGTATGTAAATATAAAAATGTTTTTTTTGCCAGCTCCGTTTTTCCTTGCTGTTCGCATTGGTCTAGAAACTTTCTGAAAGCTTGGAATAAGTCTGGAAAAAGCTTTCTTTTTTGGTTTCTCATTACGGTGCCTATAATTTTAATATCACCTAACAACCCAGACTGTTCTTTATGAGTGGATTTATTTGCCACTGGCTTAAAAACTTCTATGTCTACACCCGGAGAAGCTATACCTACTGGATTTATAGCGCCCCCGCTTTCTTTCGCTAGAACTTTTGCGCTCCAATCAGTGTATGTGAAAACTCCATCTGCACCAGAAAATACATCAATCCAGTCTGGTTGTTGAGGAGCAGAATCTACTGTTGGCATAATTGCCCAGTGATAATAATCCCTGAGAGGAGACCAAGACTGATAGCCCAACATCCAAAAATCTCTGATGTCGAAAACTATATCTGGCTTAAAATCCAGCAAAACCCTTTCAAATCTCCATCCTCCGAATTGATTGGTTGCGTTGCTATTGTATTCTTGCAACCTAGGGTCTTTATCGTTTGGCGCATTCGCGTAGTAAGTCCAAGGAATTCCTCTGTCTCTTGGGTCGTTCACTCTTCCGTAAGTAGCAAATTCGGCTAATTCATACTTGCCGGTATTATGTAGCCTAGACATTACTTCCTTACCGTACTTACCATAACCACTAAATAAGAACGAGGCTTCATTGCAGAGAAGTATTTTATGTTTCTTGGTTGGCATCTTTAACTTTCTTTATAGCTGACTTAAATGCTTCGTTAGCCCACCCTCTTGAATGTCCAAAATGATGGCCTATTTCTTGCATCGTATAACCACAGACACGCAATCTCAAAATTTTTCTTTCCTTAGAAGTAAGATTGCTTGGTTCTAATTCGTTAAAAATGGTTTCGTACTTTTTGTCTTCTGTCATCTTTGGTAACGAGTAGGGCAGGTCACTAAAGTTTACAAACTTTAATTCTTGCTCTTTGGTCCTAGTCTTTGGCATGTTCCTTATTATTTCCCATCGAATATAATACCATGCTATAGTAGACAGAGCGCCTCTTTTTGGGTTGTGCTTTTGTATGGCTTTCCATAGACCAATACGGCCCGATTGTATATAATCATCAAGCTCTAAAGCAGTTTTAGGTTTAAAAGAACGGGCAAGAGAAACAACCAACCCCATATTATCTGAGATTAGTTGCTCCTCTTTCTCCCGTATTTTGGAATCCGCTGTCATAAAATCCTTTTAAAACGGCACAGATTCTTCGGTGCTTGTAGACGAAGAACCTTGTCCTTCTGCGGCTGAGGCTTCAGAAGAGTCGCTTGTTTCCTGAGATGATTTTTTTCCACGAGGAGGAAACTCAAAACTACTTACCCTAATCTTATCACGAGAGCGCTTATTTCCCTCTTTATCTTCCCATTTTTCATTTTTAAGAGAACCATTAATAATTATTTGGTCTCCTTTACTAAACCACTTGGCTATTGTTTCTGCTCCGCTGTCCCAAGCTTCACAATTAACAAAAGTCGTTTCTTCGTCCGAAGTCCCATCTTTCTTTCTGAACCTTCTAGAAGAGGCTAAAACAAAGTTAACAACCTTAGTACCTCTTTCTCCCACTGTAATCTCTTTTAGTTCAGGGTCTCTTGTAAAAGCTCCGCTGAGATGCACAATATTCATACTAGTCCTCCATAAGAAAATAATTACATACTAACAATATATTCACAACTAAAGTTTTGTCAAGGCAAAAGCTATATTTGCCAGACTTTTTGTACAATAAAACTTTCTTTCTTTTTATCTAAAGTACCACTTATCATTAAGGTGTTACCCTCTGTTAGCAAATCTTTATATGACCTCCAACTCTCTGGAAATATAACGCAATCTAAAGCACATGTGCTATCGCTTACATTAAGAAAAGCCATCTCTTCTCCTCTGCTTGGGCCATTCTTAACTTGAATTTGTCTAATAGAATCTAATTGAACCGCAACCAAGGGAGTTTCTCCTGCGTTTCTGTTTGCTATATCTCGGCAGGTGGCGTTTGCTGAGCTTGTATCACACGCATCTATTTTTGTGCATGTTACTGGTATTCCTAGTAAAAATTCTTCTTTATTAGCAACCCACTCTGGAGTGTCTTCTAGTGCGTAAGGAGGCTTTTCAAGAGACTGAGCTATGCTTTTAAATGATTCAAATCTTTTTTTGTTTGCTATAGCACCCGCCCTACCAATGGGCTGTTCCATCATTAGGTTCATAGCGTCTATCACAGCAATATGATTTTGATTTTTGTTATCCAAAACAAATTTACGAATCCACCCCAGTTCCTTATTTGTAAAGTTTGATACAACATCATACTCATATAACATTTTTGTTCGATTGGAATTTATAAAAGACAAGGCCCCAACGGATACCATGGCTTTAACTGCTGTGCTATTTATTTTTGTGCAGAAAAACAACAGAGATTCTAGCCAAGACCAGTTCTCCAAAGGTCTTCCTAGAACGTCAGACGTTTCTTCTATTTCCTTTTTTATTTTTTTAATTACGGCTAGCCCAACCCCCTTGATGTCGGAAATCCCAAAATAAATGTTATCTTCACTAAGTTTAAAATTAGAATTCAACTTTCTAAGGTCTGGAGGATAAATATCTATGTTCATAAGCCTTGCATTATTTACCAGCTCATTTATTTCTTCGTGTGGTTTTTGTTTCTCTTTAGAGAAGTACAAGTAGGATGTAAAAAATTCCTTGCTAAAGTGAGCTTTTGAATACGCTGACAAATAAGCATTTATTGCATAGCTGACAGCATGAGATTTATTAAATGAATATCTCTGAGATTTTTCCACCCAGCTAAAAATTTCTTCTGCCTGCTCTTTATTTACTATATTGAGTTCGCTAGTTCCTTCTAAGAACATCTTCTTTACTCTTGACATTTCATCGGTCTTTTTTTTGCCGATTGCTTTACGGAGAATATCTGCTTTTTGGAGATTAAAATTTGCTATCTTTTGAGCTATTTGCATACTCTGTTCTTGAAATACCAGAATACCATAAGTTTCTTTTAAGATTTCTTCCAGAGACGGATGGAAATAATCTATAGGCTCTTTTCCATGCTTACGGTCTATATAATGATTGGTGAGGCTTTTGCCTTCCACCATAGCTTCCATACAGCCCGGTCTCATGATAGAAATGAGAGCGGCTAATTCATCTATGTTTCTTGGTTTAGCTCTTTTTGCCAAGCTTTGCCCCAACCGACTTTCTAGCTGAAAGCAGCCTTTGGTATTTCCGTTGCCTATGATGTCCCAAGTGTTAGAACAATCTAGAGGCAAGGATTCTATGTTGGGGTTGAAACAAATTTTATTGTCTACTAGCGGGAATTTACACCCGCAAGAAAATTCCAAATGAGACATGATTACCCTGCGTTTGCAAATGAGTTCCTAAATTTTACCGTCTTTGCCGTCCTACGATGAAGCCGCAAAAACCTACAAAGTAAATTGGCTGCGTCCTTAACATCTTGAAGGGCGTCGTGAGCATTGGCCACACTCATCCCAAAATATTCTCTCATATTATCCATGCTGTAGCTAGTGACTTCTGTTGAGTTTTCAAACCAAGGAAACATCCAGTGCATCAAATCTATCTTATCCCTTGGGTGAAATATTTCTTTCGATTTAGAATGCTTTGCGCACATTCTTTCTACTATGGGCAAATCAAAATTATGTATATTATAACCACACGCTATGGGAGCGGAGAATTTTGTTTTTCTTTGGCCTACCTTATGAAATTTACTCAAGAACTCTATAAAATTTCCCCAGACAATTTTTTGAGGAGGAGCGCTTTTCCATAATTCCAATATTTCATCTACGCTGCATCCTCTAATATTTGCATGCCATTCTATGGTTGCTCTATTTTTATCTACATAGTTTTTATTATCAATTCCTTCTGGCCTTATAAAGGAGTTGAATTCTGCCTTATTAACCAACTCTAGCTTTCTAGGGTCTACAATGACAGCAGCCAGCTGCACTGGATTCAAGGTCTTTACATCTCTGCCATCTGTTTCAAAATCGAATACGCAAATTTTATTTTTATTCATTTTATTCTACTAACCCTCACAAAAGTAGTTCTTTTACTTAAATCTTTCAGTCTCTTTGCCCCAACATAGGCGCAGGCGCTCCTAATACCACCTAGTATTTGATGTACTACATCATCAACAGGGCCTTTGTATGCAATTTTTTTAACCTCACCCTCTGATGCTCGGTATTCTGCTACTCCTCCGCTGTGTTTTTTCATTGCCGTTGAACTTGACATACCATAAAATTTAAGAGATTTCTTTTTTTGTCCGTTTACTTTTCCAGATGTAAATGTGTCTTTTTCCTTAACCCCCCATTCTATGTCTGCTCCGTACTCCCATTCTCCATCGCATTCGTCTGTCCCAGCAAACATTCCGCCTAGCATTACAAAATCTGCACCGCCACCAAAAGCCTTGGATACATCAGAGGGAGTCTGGCATCCTCCATCGGCGCATATGTGCGCCCCTAGTCCATGTGCAGCGTCAGAGCATTCTATTACAGCAGAAAGCTGCGGATATCCTACTCCAGCGACTAGCCTAGTTGTGCAAACACTGCCTGGCCCAATGCCTATTTTGACTATATCTACTCCGGCTTGTAAGACAAGCTCTTGTACCATTTCTGGAGTGCATACATTTCCAGCCATTAAAATTGATTTAGGAAACTGACTTCTAATCTCAGCAACTCTTTCCACAAAATAATCCGTATAACCATTAGCTACATCAATACAAATGCTGTTAATAGGAACTCTGTTTGATACTTCGTTTAATTTCGCTCTGTCTTTTTTGCCTGTTCCTAATGTATAGAAGGTTAAGTCTGACATCAGAGAATTGGATTTTATGAAATCGCAAATAGAATCTATTTCATAATGTTTATGTAGGCATGTAGGCATATTGTGTTGATAGAGAGCCTTTGCCATCGCAAAGGTTCCCGTTGTGTCCATATTGGCCGCAAAAATTGGAATCCCTTCCCATCCTTGCCTTGACCCCCTAAATTTAAAAAACCTTCGTAGGTCAACCTCTTTTCTGCTAGCCGTGGCAGACCTTTGTGGTCGTATTAAAACGTCTTTGAAGTCAAGCTTTGTATCATGTAGTATTTGCATTTAATTTTCACTTGGTTCTGAAAAATTTCTACGTAGATTTATAATATACTGCTGTAGCGCATTTCTTTGAGCTTTTAACTTATCTATTTCATTACAGAGTAGGTCTTGATTAATTTGATGGGCGTATTTTTCGAAACTGTTATATTGATTATATTTCAAAACCTCGTTTTCTTTTTTAAAGCGTCGAATCGCAAGGCTTGCAGAATAAATAGCATCAGCAATTAAGTCTGGTCCCGACAACATAGGGTCACAAAAATCTTTTAGCCAAACATCTACGGCGTCTTCTAGGTCTTCATAACTAAATTGCATTTTTTGCCAACCTTATACATTCTAAAGCTATATCCATTTTGTTTCTGCCGGTTTGCATTAGATAAGAGGGGTGATAGCACGGCACGACTAACGACGGCAGATATTCGAGCTGATGTTCTTTATTTATATAGTCGGCTAATTTGAAAGTCTTTTTTAATCTCAATAATAAGCCAGTGGGAGTTTTGCCAAGTGTTAAAATTACCTTTGGATTTATGCTTTTCATCTCAGTCCAGAGCCATCTTTTACATGTCGCAATTTCTTCGGAGGTAGGAGCGCGATTCTTTTTGCCTGCGACTGGCCGACATTTGACAACGTTGGTTATATAGATATTATCTCTGTCGATTCCACATTCGTCAAGCATCTTTGTTAGAAGGTCTCCGCATCTGCCAATAAACGGTTCCGCCAACAAGTCTTCGTCTGCGCCGGGAGCCTCTCCGATAATCATTAAACTAGAGGGGACTGGACCCTTTCCGACTACTACATTTGTTCTTGTCTCACACAACCCACACAACATGCAATTAATATCAGTCATTTTTGAAAATATCCTTTATTTCCTAAACATTCATTAGCTTCTCCAATTCTTTTAAGAGCAAGCGAGTATGCTGCTGCGCGCATGGAAATACCATGTTCTATACATCTCTCAAAAACTTTTTGAGTTGCTTGTCTTATTTTATTTCTTAATTGTAGATTAACTTCATCTTCCTGCCACTCTTGGGCCTGTCTGTTCTGGAGCCATTCAAAATATGAAACTATAACACCGCCAGAATTTGCCAATATATCTGGAACAACAAATACATTTTTATTTTCTAGGATTAAATCTGCTTCATGGCTTGTTGGACTATTTGCCAACTCAAGAACAATCTTGGCTTTTATTTTATCTGCATTGCTTTCAGTTATAACATTTTCTATGGCTGCTGGTACTAATATTTCTACGGGAAGTTCTAGTAGCTCTTCGTTTGTTATTTTTTCACCCTTGATATTGTTAGGGTCGATTCCTTCTGGGTTATACACTCCCCCTGCGACATCAGAAACAGCAACGATTTTAAGACCTTCTTGTTGGCATTTGCTGGCAAAGTGATAGCCAACATTTCCAAGTCCTTGAATTGCTATAGAAGCCTGCTTATTAGATTGGAGTCTGTTCAAAATATAATTTAAAACGTAATATCCTCCATATCCAGTTGCTGTTGTTCTTCCTTTTATGCCCCCCAGAGGAACTGGTTTTCCTGTAATTATATCTTTAGGATTTCCTCTCTTGATTCTTTTGTATTCAGAATACATCCATCCCATCACTATTTCGTCAGTTCCCATGTCGGGAGCAGGAACATCGGTGTCTGGTCCGATAAAATCACAGAAGGTTGCTATATATGCCTTGCTTAACCTTTCTAATTCTCTATGGGATAATTTGCTAGGGTCAACCGCAACTCCTCCCTTAGCTCCTCCAAATGGAACTTTGGCAACTGCGCATTTGAATGTCATAAGAAAAGCTAAGGTTTCTGCGTGCTCCCTGTCTACGGAAGGGTGGTATCTTATACCTCCTTTTGTTGGTCCTAAAGTATCATCGTACTGACAACGATATGCCCTATATGTTTTAAGAGTTCCGTCGTCGTGTCTCATAGGCAGAGTGGCTTCCATTGTTTTGTGGGGATACTGTAATTTTTCCCAACTTTCTGGGTCTATGTCGGCATATGGTAGCGCAAGATTTAAATACTTCTTTACTGAACTTAAAAGCATTCTACATCACCTTCTTTCAGTATACTTTTTACTCCCATAATCTTATCCAACATGGCCACTCCCAAGACATCAAATTTAATCATACCGATGTCCTCCATGTCCTGCATCTCTAAACCGCCTACAAGCTGCTTTGCTTTAGTGTCTAAGACCATTGGGCAGATTTCGTGTAGTGGATGAGGAGATATTACAACCCCTGCAGCGTGCTTGCTTTGTGCTCTCTTGGTGCCCTCTAACCGTATTGCCTGCTCAAATCTTTTAGCCAGTCTTCCTTGCAAATTTCCTTGTTCATCAATATAACACCATTCTCTAAGTTGTTCGGGTTTATTTTCTAGAGCCCATTTTATAACAGAAGACTCCCCTGTTTCTTCTAGCATTTCTTGTAATTCATCAGCAACTGCTGCTTTATCTGGAATGTGTTGGGTTATCAAATTCATTTCATCAAAAGATATGCCACCATAAGCCCTTAAGACATCTTTAATCGCCCCACGACCCATCATGGTTTGGAACGTAATCATTTGTCCCACTTTATCATGACCATATTTTTCTTTGATGTAGTCAATTATTTCATCTCTTTTTGAAACTGGAACGTCCATATCTATATCCGGCATAGAAACCCTACCGTCAGTGTTTCTTCCGGCATTATAAAATCTTTCAAAAATAAGACCGTATTTGATAGGGTCTATTGAAGTGATACCTATAAGATATGACACAAGACAGCCTGCTGCTGAGCCTCTGCCAGGACCAGGCAGCCAGCCATTTTTTCTAACATAGTCAATTATATCTGCAACTATTAAAAAATAACTAGACAAACCAGCACCCTGAAGAACTTCTAATTCATGCTTTACTCTTTCTGAATAAGCCTCGGTTTTTTCTTTTTCAACCTTTCCTGCTATTTTGTCTTGCCATCCTTGTCTGCATAGGTCTCTCAGGTGTTCGTCTGGCCCTTTGTCACAAAAGAACGGAGGCAAGATTGGTGCGTGCAAGATATTATATTCTTCGCACATATTTGCTATTTCAAGAGTGTTGGCTAACTCTTCTTCTGTATGAATTTCGACCATCTCTTCATAAGAAGGTATGTGGTATTTATCAGAGCGAAAGAATCCAGACAGAGGAACCTTTTCGTTTTTTGTCATCTTCTGTTTAATAGCTGGAACCGTAGTCTCCAGCATATTGCAGATTAATATCCGTTGGTCATCCGCATTTTCTGGGGCTGGGTAATGAGCATCAGGAGTAGCCACACAGGGAATACCTGTCTTCTTAGAAATATATCTCAGTCCCTCTGCTAGTATTTGTTGAATTGGTAAAATCTCTTTATCTATTAACTGAATCTCGATATAGAAATTTCCTTTTCCAAATACTTCTTGATGTTTAAGGGCCAGTTGGCTAGTGTGCTCGACCCAATCTGGTCTAATTAGTGTTTTAACTTCTTCATAAGATAGGCCATCCATTTCCTTTATGGCTCCGTCTATGAATAGTGCTTCGGCTAAATCAGAGCCTAGATGACCACTGAACGAAACGAGATTTCCATCACAAAATTCTGATAGCTGTTCTAAGCTAAGCCTTGGTTTTCTATAGAAGAAGTCTGGCTTGTTAGATTCTGAAGTTATCCTGATTAACTGTTTCCATCCAGCTAAATTCTTGGCTAAGATAACAAGATGATTTAATTTAGCATTCTCTTTATTTCTTTCGCTCGCATGTTCTTTGCATATGTATAATTCACACCCTAGTATTGGCTTAAGATTATTCTTTTTCATCTCTTTGGTGAAAGCAACACTTCCAGAGATATTGCCATGGTCTGTAAGAGCGCAGCCAGCCAACCCTAGGCTTTTAATACGACCAGCAATTTGAGACGGACTACTTAGCCCATCCAGCAAACTATAATGACTATGACAATGCAATGGAAAATACATATTAATCTTCCCTAAATCTAGCGAACCAATTTGAAACTGCCTTTTGATTTTCGGACTTTACAGCCTCTACTATATAGATAATGTCCTGAAGAGACTCTATATACATATTTAATATTTTTATATATGAAGACTTGTCTATATATTCATTTGGGTCGTTTAATACCTTGGCCTTTGCTGCTATTAGCTGCTTTACTCTTTGTTTTATTTCAGATTTCATTCTATACTGCCAGGTGCTTTATATTTTGCAACGTCATGATTAGGTGCCGTATAATCTTCCACAACCTTCTGCATGCCCTTGCTTTCTATTTCGTATCTAACCTGCTCACATTTGCTCATCGTTTGGCCATACGGGGTTACTTTCCCATGTCTTGTTTCTAACATCGGGTGTACGTCTGTGTCCTCAAAGGTAGTCATACCTTGGTGGCAAATTTTTGAACATTTCCAAGACCTTTTAAGCCTAGGAATTCTAGTGCTCTTAATGTCTTCGAATTTTTTTCTTATCATTGCCTTAGTTTCTGGCATATCTTTTTTGGTAAAGCAGATGGAAAAAGGACCTCCGTCATTTATAAAATAAATAGTAACCATTATTTGCTCTGCTTCTGGGTAAAGCTGAGATGCGGCATAATGATAAATTCTCAACTGAGGGTCCTTGGTAAGCTTGGCAAAAGTTTTTTCTTCACCTGTCGCCCAGTCAAGCCTGCGTCCGGTTTTCCAGTCTACTATTTCGTAAAACCCATCGTCTACTTTGGTTATAAGGTCTATGGTCCCTTTCATGGATAATGTACCACGGATTTTTTCACCGTTCAAGTCATATTCATACTTGGCCCAAGGTTCGTCAATCTCAAAATCAAAGTGAGGCTCAGCTTCTACTACATGTCTTTTTCTGGGGTCAAACATTCCATCGTTAAATTTTACAGCTTTCCAAGTCCAGTTTATACAGTCTTTTAAGTCTCTGGGCTTCCAGTCATGATAGCTAAAAGCTGTAGAATAATATGTGTATATTCGTTCCGTAATTTCATTCAGGTCGTAACGACTGGATGACACCTCTCCGAGTATGTCGTCTGTGTAGAAACTAAGGCCATCTTGCTTGGCCTTTTTCGCAAGAGCCATGACCTCAAGTGCCTTATGAACTATGGTCCCCTTGTCTGCCTTTAGCCCACCCTTTCCTCTCCACCCAAGCACATATTCCATAAAATATTGCTGAGGACACATCGAGTGACAATTGAAACTTGAAGAACGAAAATATGTGATTATAATGATTAGGTTCCTTCTGATATATTAAGAGCTAACCAATCCCAGCTCTTTAGTGTTTTGTACAACAGTTTGTTCTGGTCTTGTATATCTATATTTTTGTTGTCTAAAATCAAGTCAAATTTATCCCAATCAAAATTGTCTTTATCTAGCGCCGTTTCGCTCTCATGCACATCGGGGCTTTCGTCGTTTCTTGTTAATCTAATAGTCTTGCCGCCAGCCTTTTTTATACCATCTACTTCATTTGGAAATCTGCAATCACAAATTATAGCTAGCTCAGGACTCTCTTCTTTAATCTTTCTTATCGTAGCATCGACCCATACATTTGGGTATATACTACGGAAAAAATCTGTACCGACGAATTGCATAACTTCTCTCGCAGTTGCCCTCTTTCCTGTTTCTGGAGAAACAATATCGGTCATAGTGTTTTTATTTTCGTCTGTTCCATAGCATTGTTCATAGGACAGTCCAAGAACATCCATGCATACGCCCTTTTTGAGAAGGTCGGCAAAGGAGTATAGCTTAACAAATGGATTTAGATGTTCCTCCAAAAATCTTTTCATCGACTCTCCCTTGTTCATCACATCAAAGATTCCTTGGTTGTTTTCAGAATCTCCAAATATATCGGCAACCCAAAGCTGACCTTTGTTATTAATCTTAAAATTCGATGTTATCCCTAGGCTTAGCATCTCCCATCCTATAATGAGGTTTGCGCAGGTGTTTTTGCCGCTTTGCTTCCTTCCGGAAAAGCCTAGTATATTCATCACATATTCCTTATTTGTTCTATGATTGGTTTAATGTCAGACGTTATTGCGTCTTTATCCATATCCCCAATATCGTTAAAATTAGAATGCTTGGGAAAATATATTCTATAAGTTTTATTGCACTGTTGAAAGATAGCGTCTGCCCCAGTTTTTCCGGCGTCATCATTATCAGTTAATACAACCAATGACATTGCGCCCAGAATATCCAATAAATCTTTTTGTGATTCGCTTAAATAGGTCCCAAATATTGCGACAGAATTATGTATTCCATTCTCTTCTAGTTTCCAGACATCTCCTGGTCCTTCTACTAGTATAACCGTACCACTTTCCTTTATATAATCCTTTGCTTTCCAATAATTATATAGATAGCTATCCGCATCAAAGCCCTTGCTGTGCAACCACTTGGGGGTCTGTCCTTCTACTGTCGCCCTTGCCGTGCAGCCAACCATGTACTTATGATTTTCATCGTATATTGGAACCACTATTCTATTGTACATAGGGGCTCCTGCTCTGGTACAAAGACCAACATCATATTCCTCTAGAATAGAGCGGGTATATCCTCTATCTATATAATATTTCGCTGGTATTTCTAGTGAGCCTATAACTTTTTCTCTACTGATTAAAGAATTGTTATTTTTCCTGCCGTTAGAAAAAACACTATTTATCTTTGATTCAAACCTTCTTTTTTCTATGGATTGATAATCAGTATTTATATCTTCGTAATCTTTTTTTATAAATGAAAGTAAATACTTTATTGTGTCGGGAAAGGTTGTGTATTTGTCACCAATCTCCGACCATCCGTATGTGTTGTGTGATAAAACGCCTCTAACAAAACCGATAAGAGTTGGTTTAAAAAACTTTTCGCAGTGATGCGTATTACACACCCAATGCCCCGCTCTAGTGTGTCCGGTTAGATATAGGTTTAGTGCCGTTGCATTATCCCCACCATGTACTGGGCATGGCCCATCTATTCTTCTGTGGCCTACGTCATATTCTACCCCAAGCAATTCTAGCAGCTCTTCTATATTTTCCAATACGGAAGCTTCTATCTCTGCCAGTTTCCAAGGGTCGAATTTCTCAACTGAACGGGATTTCTTCTTCGTCATTATCAACTACAAAACCCTCCTCAATCTGAGTGTTGTTTGCACGAATTTCTGAGGCTGTTTTTCCTTCATTTATTTTACCGCACCAGCCCTTCATTTCCATATTAATATAATCACCGTCGTCAATGCCTCCTCCGTGTCTAGCTACGAGGGGAACAAGCTTTCTGTTGCCATTAGATATTCCATCTTCTGCAATTTCTTCATCGGACTTGCGTTTGAATATACTAAAATTACTACAAAGCCAGATGATTCTATCTGAGCCACTGGCTGTATCGGTAGATTCTCTTGTAATACCGTCTCTATTTAATTGAATAAAAGCAAGGATGGGAACCTTATATCTTAACGCAAAATTATGAAGCCCCGTCATCATAAAACCTAGAACTTGGAACTCAGCCATCTGATTTGAAATTGAATCGGAAGACATCAGTTTAACATAATCATAAATCAAAACACACTCTTTGGCCGTACCGTCCGCATTTAACCCTACTTCTTTAGCCAACCATCTTCTCATAACAGAAAGCTGTTCTTCAAAAGGCATCCCTCCAATAGAATAATGAAAATACGGAACTTTGTCAAGCTTTTCAGCAGCTCTGTATATTTTATCTCTTTTGTCTGGTGTTTTTGCAAACTGCCCCGTTTCTATGTCGTCAATAGAAACCTCGCTCATCATAGCTAGACTGCGATGTCTGTGGTCATCAAGTACCATTTCGGTATCTAAATTCAAGACGGGAATATTAATTTCAGAGGATATGTGTAAACCAATATTATCTGCTAGTAATGTTTTACCGGTTTTTGGCCTAGCGCCTATAACATTTACAGTACCTCTTCTTAGGCCTCCTCCAATAGCACTATCATAGACTGGATAGCCTGTTGATATACCCATTTGTTCGCACGGGTTTTCTTCAAGGAATTTTATGTATTCTTGAATTCCGTCTCCGACTATTACAGGAGCATCTCCTTTGTCATTAAGAAGAGAGCTAAAATCAAAAATAGCATCTTCCGCTATACCCAGTATATGGGATAGGTTTTCATCTCCGTTGAGCGTTTTAATTTTGTCTTGCGCTTCGCCAAGCTGACCATTTAGAAGACGTGCTATTTCTAGCTTTCGTATTTTTGCTGCAAATTTTCTAACGTTTCCGGAATTAACGGGAAATTTTGTTACAGCATCTAAATGTTTTACTTCTTCTCTTTTATCGAATACATGGCTTAAGCCAAGCTCTGAAGAAGCTGAAAAAATACTTGGAATGTCTACTGATTCATTTTTATTATTCTCTAAAACATGTTTTAAACATTTGAAAATTACAGCATTAGAATCTACCGTAAAGGTGTTTTCATTCACTATGTCTGCGACATCAAAATATGCACTATTGCCGTGGTTAAATATTCCAGACAACACAGCTCTTTCTGCGGCAGGGTCTGTTAAAAGCATCTCTGACACTATTTTTTAAACCCCCTGACTTGACAACGATTACAAATATATCTTTCAATTTCTTGAGGCACTAGAGAAGCTGAGATTGCTTCGCTTTTATTACAAGCGCGACATCTCACATCTATTAAGTTTGACTTTCTACTTCTATCAGAAGGTGGGTGTATAGCCAGCTTTTTATCAATCTCAACATCTTCTTTATGATGGTTTTTTTCTGGCATTTTATCAAAGAGATTAGCCCTTTTTCCTTCTGTAGGAACAGGCTCTCCTCTTCCTTCCTCAGTCTTGGACTCTATCTTATGCAGAAACTTGAAATCGGCGTTCTCTTCTTTTTTTTGCTGGGTTTTCTTAGCGGTTTTTCGAGAAGTCTTTTTGTTGGCTAGTTTTTGTATCATCTTACTAACCTTAAACAAGTCTTCTTGATTTAATTTGGACAGTGCTTTTTCAGTTTTTTTGTCAAACATTATTTACCCTCTTAGACCTCTGTACTGCTAAGAAAATATCTGCGCGATTGTTTATATTTGAAGAAAGGAAATTCAATCTATCTGAGCGTTGTTTGGCATACACTTTAATTTTTTTTAGCTTCATAGCATATGTATTATTTTTTATAGCTTGTTCGAGCCTTTCAGCATAAGAGTAGCCTTTATAATTATGAACCTCATGAGCGACAAGAGTTTTAATGGTATCTTCGGCCCAGTTCACACGGGCCATTTCTCTATTATACGCCCTTTGGACATGAAATGATAGTTCATTTAGTATGAGGGCTGCGGAAGCACAATCTTGGGGACTGAGCTTTTCTATGTGCCCTCTATTTATATGCATGTATTCAGAGGCCTCAGGGTTTTTATACGCCACAAGAAAAGGAGGGAGGCCTGTTGAGGATTCGTATTCGTCTAGAATTTTATCCCACTTTTCAAGCTCTTCCTTGGCTGGATTGGAGACCTTATTTGTTTTCGATTCTTCGTTTCCACTCATTGTCATCCTCATTATATGGAAGCTGGACAACTTCTATTCCGTTTTTTTCACACCACTCGACTTTTTCTTCATCTCTTTTTTTAGACTTTGCAAACCCAAAGGTCGAACCATGATAAAAAGGAATAAATTTGTAATGCTGTTCTCCGTGAACTTCTATACATAAATTATGCAGCGGGAGAAAAAAGTCAAGGTATAGTACCTGCCCCTTTCTTAACGGAATAGATACTTCTTCGAGCACCTGACAAGTGGGGAATATCTCTTTAAGTAAGGCTCTAGCTCTTAAATGATATTCAGAACGACCTCGTCCAGCATTGTTCTTGGGAATGTGGCCAGTAATCTTCCAAGTATGATATTCATTATCTAAGTCTACTATCCTCATATCCCCAAAAAGCCTTTAATACTATTTTGTAATGATTCTCTAAACTGAGGGTTCTCTAATAAGGCGATTCTACATTTTTCGATGCCTTGAAACTTTGGCTTTTCTTCCTCTTCTACGAAAGAAAGTGTCATCCAGGCACCCGCTTTTTGAATTATGCCTAGGTCTGTACCAAGTACTATAAGCTCTGTAAGCTCATCTATTCCTTCTCCATATCTTAAATAGCTTTCAATCCTACCTCCGGGAGGGCCTAGCGCAGATGTAATGACTTGCCATTCTATGGTCTGTCCTATTTGAGTTCCAGAAATTTCCCATGGAGAAAACCTTCTAGCCCGCAGTTTCACATCGACTTGATACGCAACAGCTTGACCAGACTTTTCTTTGAATTCTGCTCCATATCCAGTAGGATTCCCCATCAAGTGGGTGATGCCAATAACTACGTTTTTGTTAACAGGAACTACATTAGCAACTTTTCTACAAAACTTTGCCAATAACTTAGCCCCATCTGCTCTTTGCATTTTATCCATACCAGATGTAATTTCTGCTTCTGTACATAAAGCCGAATAAGAATCTAGTATGACCACTGAGCCGGGAACATTGTTGATAGTCTTTTCTGCTATAGAAAGGTAGTCTTCTGCCGACAAAATCTTTCCTGGCTCGGAACCTATGACATGAAATCTATCTAAATCTAATCCCGGTATTCCTTCTAGGTCTCTTTTTTTTAACCTGCCTTCTATATTGAAAAAATATACGTCACGACCATCCTTACAAAGCTCGCCGTTATATTTGGCTTCTTGGCACCTTGCGGCAAAGTGAAGAGACAGAGTTGTCTTGCCGCATTTTGGTTGACCCGTTAACACGACAAAACTTCCTTCTGGTATTCCTCCTCCTAGAACAACATCTAAAGAAGGAGATATTGGAATTGTGAGTAACTCTGAGTCAACAACAGAAGAACCTGACCGTATGACACCCTCTCCAAATTCCTTCAAAATATCTTTTTCTATACTAATCATATATCTAACTCGCTAAGCCTTCCAAGTATATTGTCTTTGACTCGGTGTTGTCTGGGTTTGGTCGTAGTGTCTTTTCGAATTATGTCCGCTTCTTTACTTTTTGCTTTATCTAGCTCCAAGTTGTGCTTGCATTCTTTTATAATATCATCTAATGTAGGAGCGCGTAAAGAATATATGTATTGCGCTTTTTTAGATTTTATTGCTTTTATGACAACCACCTCATCATATAGCTTCAATAAACCACGGGCGGCAAACAGCTGAGATGTAAACCTTTTCTTCCAATGAGGAAGGTTCCAGAACTGCTTCGGTAATTCTTTTTTGTCCTTTTGGGCCTGTCTCTCACAGACCACTTCAGCCAGATACTGGGCGGCAGTTACTTTTTTATCGCCGTGTGTATATCTAGAAGGATATTTGCTGCTGCTCATTCATCAGAACCATCTATCTTGTAAATAGCGCCTTGGGACATTCTGGAGGGTGTTAGCTCCTGATTTCCATCTCCTCTAGCAGAAGCTGCTTCTGTCATTACAGATACTCCCCTTTCCTTTTTGGCCAGTGTTTTATTGACCATTAAATCCTTAGCCCTTAAAGGCTGTGACTTAGCTTCTTTTGCTTTTTGTGCCTTCTTTGTTTTTTGCTTAGTCGCTTTTCTTTTAATTTCGCTTCGGTAGTTTTCAACTGTTTTCTTGGTTCTACCAAGCTCCTTGGCAATTTCTTCTGGCGTATGTTTATCTTTAAGCATACCCTCTATAATATATTTTTCGTTTTGTGTTAATTTTCCTCTGGCCATTATACCAACTCTCTTTCTGCATTGTTCAGCCATGCTTCATTTTTGGTTTCTAAAAACTTAAGATAATAATCAAAAACTTTTTTATTAACATCTCTAAAAACCCAGTTCGGCCTGCCAGCGTGTCGAAGCTGCTTCGATTCATTTCCTTCAGAATACATTCCGCTAGGATTGTACAAACGACCATATTTATTTTGCTTTACGTAATAGGTTGCTTTGCCATTTACTCGGATGACTTTCGCATAGGCCGCAGCAGCATCTTCTTCTATCTCTTCCAAGAGGGTTGTGTATGCAACAACATCTCTCTCATCTTCGTTTTGGATTTCGTTGCTGTCAAGAGATGAGGGCTTATAAACCGCGCCATCTAATTCTTCATTAGATATTCTAGCCATTTTTCTTTCCTGTTCTTATATAGTTTTTTTGTTGGGTGGGAGTCATGCCCTGTACATCATTATTGGTTTTATACCAAGGTTTTGTCTTAGATTTTTTAATTCTTTCTCCCTTTACTGGAAGTTCGTCTTTGTTTTCTCTATAAGCATTATGGTGTTTTTTAAGCCTATCTTTTTGGTCTCCACTTAGACGACTAGAATTTAATTCTGCTAAATGACCAAGTGTTTTGGCCCCATCAGAAACCTTGACAGAACAAGAAATATTATCTGAACTGAGGTCCCTGATTAGCTTGTGCTTTTTGCACTCAGGGCACCTTTTTAATTCTTTGTATTCAGACACTCTCTGGAATACTGTAAAAAAATAACCGCAACCCCCGTTCTGGGGGTCACAGCTATATGAATATTCAGGCATTGTTAAAAAGGAACCTTTTCTTTTTCTGTGGTTTTTGCAGCTCCGGTTTCTTCGTCTTTTTTACCGCCGCCAAGGAAATTAAAATTGTCTGCTACTATTGAATAGCTAGTCCGTTTATTTCCCTCTTTGTCTTGCCACTCGTCCTGTTCCATTCTGCCACTAAGAGAAATCCACCTACCCTTTTCAGCATATTCTACAAGAGTTTCTGCAGGCTTTCCCCATAGGCTAACATCAAAAAAATTAGTTTTCTTCAATGTATTATTAGCAATTCTAAACGAAGCTACACTCTTGCCATTGGAAGTAGTCTTAAGCTCAGGGTCTCGGACAAGCCTTCCAGAAACAGTCACAACATTAATATCAGCCATCACAAACCTCCTTCGTTATCATCGTTAAGTTTATCTAAAATTATTGGAATCAATGGATTTCGGACAATATCTTCCTTTTTTAGATACATTACGCCGAGGTTGTCCACCCCATCCAATCTCGTCAAACACTTGGAGAACGCCCCTCTTTGTCTGTAGGGAAGGTCGGACTGGGTATCGTCTCCTGTTATTACTAATTTAGACTCCATGCCCATTCTTGTCAAGAGCATTTTGAGTTGTTTCATGGAAAGGTTTTGACATTCGTCGGCTATTATAAAACAGTTGTGAAAATTACGGCCTCTCATAAGACCAATAGGAGCCACAACCAGCTTACCTTGGTTCTTCCAGTTATTTATTTGTTCGTGAGAAACGAAATAGTTTAACTCATCAAAAACCGGAAGAAGATAAGGATGAAGTTTTTTGTCTGCGTCTCCGGGTAGATAGCCAATTTTTTCACCTGCCTCTACGACAGGCCTAGTGATTATTATTCTATCTACCTGCCCAGAAACCAGCGCTTCAATAGCACAACCAACAGCTATGTGCGTTTTGCCGCTTCCAGCAGGACCATCACAAAATGTTAGAATATTATTCTTTATAGATTTAATATATTTTTTTTGATTAGGACTTCTTGCCGATAGCTTTTTCTTGAGATAAACACCTTCTTCTTGCTTCTCTTTTGTTTGATATTTAGGTTTTCTTCTTGCCATTTTTCGGTACGCTAAAATCGACTTCGCAAGCACCGCCGCTGCATGCCCATTCCTGTTCAGCAGACGTGTTGTCTTCAGCCTCGGTTACATCGGTGTAGTCTACTTTCCTAAACGTTCTGATTAAATCCGAATATATTTTCCAATTATACACATCCTTTAGGCAGTGAGACAATTTTTTATAGTCTCCCTCAAAGTATTTTTCTGCAAACCTTCTGCATCTTGCTATAAAAGATTTCTTTCTTTTGTTTTCTTCTAACTCAGGGTCGTTTAAAATTGCGTCACAAGCGTCCCAAAGATTGTCTTTATAGTTTTGGAGACCAACGGTTATCAGTCCTGAGCACCATATAGCAGCATCGCCATACTCCCTGACTATTTCTCTGCTTGTATGAATAGTCACCATTGGTGCCTGCTGATAGTCCTTGTCTCCGCTTTGTGGAATAAGCGAAATCCCACAAAAGTATTTTCTATTTTTATAGATAAAATTTGAAACCTCTGCCCATTCATCCGGCCTAACATTGATTGTATTAGATACATTGTGATTTAGCCAAGGCTTAGTACATCTATCGTTATTCTTTCCAGCCATGACCCAGTTTTGCTGAGTGCTTTTTACAATTTTAAGTAGTTCAAGAGCAGGCAGTTGGTTTTTTGTTTTTGCCCCATCAGGAACTTCAATTGGAAAGGTTATTACGTCGTCGGTATTATTTGCCGACCAAACAGATGCTTCACAGGCTTCTGGGTTTATTGATTTAAAATATTTATAAGGAGCCTCGTCTGTATTTGCTTGAACTCTTCTTAAATATCTTTTGGCATGATGAGGATGAATGCCCGAAGAAGTTCCCAGCATACAGCTAGACGAGCCCTCTGGCTTGAGGCATGTTGTTCTTGCCGCAGGTTTTATCTTTATTTTCTTGGACAGTTGTTCATTCGTTTTATTGACAATCTTAGCACCCCTTTTTTGCGTGGAAGGGTTTAAAACTATCTCAAACTTTTCCATGGTCCCAGTCATAGAAACGCCCAAAAGAGATTCTCTTCTGAAGATACTTTCGCTTGTTTTTCCTAGGTATTCAAAGTCGGTAAAACCAGCCTGCAGCGTTCCAAGGATTGATGCTGCACGACATCTGTCATAAAAGTCTTGTTCGTCTACTATTGTGGCGCAGTTAATTGTGGTGAGATTGCAGCCTTGCCATCCGCTTTCGCCTGTTTTTATGTCCACTGGATACATGCCAATTTCAACACATGGGTTTACTGTCATTTCAGTAGAGTCAGACCAAATAAATCCTGGCTCACCAAATTCTTTAACACATTCCATCAAATTGTCAAAATCCTCTTTGGACGTTTCATCTCTGACAAGAAGAGCTGAGTTATTAGACCTTGCTCTCTGTGGGTTTTCAGTAAACCAATCTCCGGTTTTAGCCCTTGCCATCTCTTCATCGTCAGCGCTAAATATAGAAATAGTAGCCGAACGACGAACTCCTCCAGAGAGAACAGCATCAGCACTATGCATAACTATATCATATGCATCAATTGGCCTTAGCTGCTCCTGATTATTTTTAATACATTTATCTAGTAAAGCTCTGATTTTAGACAAGGCATTCTTTAGGCCTTCAGGTCCAGGTGCTTTTCCTGCTCCAGAACTTAATATAGCACCTTTTGGTCTAATTTTAGAATAGTCAAACGTTACGTTGTAACCATAGTACTCATTAAAGACAGGGTGGTCAAAGTATGAGCTTAATAGTACTCCAAGAGCATCAGACCAACCCTCAATACTATCTGGAATGACAAATCTTTTTCGCTCTAGCCCCCCTCTTCTTCTAGACGGAGAAAACTTAGGAAGCTTAGCCACATGGTGCTTTTGCACAGAAAAACCTGCGCCACAACCGCACAGAAGCAACCAGAGACATTCTTGGAAAAATCTCAACCTATCACAATAAGAGGATACGCAGTTGTAGATACGAGCGTTAATTTTTTCCGCCGGAACTCCCCCGAATTGCAAGGCTCTTTGTGAGCCAAGCACCTTCTTTTGGTACATCATGTCGTAAGCAAAGTTTATTTCTTCTTCAGCTTCTGGGTATTTTCTTAGCATCATGCTACGAACCCTGTCGTTGGCTTCCTTCCATGTTTCTCTTCTTTTTTTATCCTTATCCCATCTTGCGTATCTAGAAACGAAAGTGTAAGACTGTAGTTCGCTTAATGCAGACACTTATGAATTCCCTTCATTTTTCTTTTGGTTTTTCTTTCTTCGTCTTTTTTTACGTGGCTTATTGCTTTCTACAAAGTTGTATAAGTCCGAAGAGTTATCAGAAGAGATGGTTTTCCTCTGTCCTGTCGGATTGCCATTTTTGTCTCGGACAATTATAGTAATTTCAAAATTTTTATTATTGTCTGAACCCTTGAACAAATCCATAATTTCTCCAATAAAAAAGACCCCGCCTCAAGAGAGAGGACGGGGTCGTAATTAGTTAAGCGACACTTGGAAGGCCTTGCATTTCATAAATTTATAATTTTCAACGGGTAAGCTTGGCATTTACGTTGCTTTATTTCATTATCAAGCTATGCTAGGTTTAAATGTAAAAGCTGAGAAGGTGTCGCTTTAGCGGCATTGTATAAAAATACACACGCTTCTTTATATCCCAGCAGCCTATTATACACCGCTGAAGAAGGCCTCAAAAAAATGTTTATAATTTTTGTTTTCTAATATTTTTTTCTACACAGCTACAATAGGCGCTATATTCTTCTCCCTGAGGAGACAAATATTTTAACAACCCCCTACCGTAGCAATCCTTGCATCCGTGCTTCGCATAAGCCTTTGCTATATCAGTATTTAAAGTAGTTCTGTAAATACCGTTTTGATTAGTATCTTTCATTAATGAAAATCCAAAAGAAGATTTGAGGGCCTTTTTTCTATCGGAACTAAAGGAGCCTTGGGGGTTTTAATAATCATAAACTTGATGCCGTATTTTTTATTGGCATCTTCCTCTTTTTTCTCCTCGTCTTGGCCAAAACCAGCATCTTCTATAGCCTGTTGTTTCTTAAGGTCTTCTAGCGTTGGAAGTTCTGCGTCGGGGTCTAATGCCCATTCTGCGTCAACCTTTTTGGCCCAGTCTTGCATCCTTCTCACAGGTACAATGAAATTAAAACCCTCCCCTGCTCCTCTAACTAACATTCCAACATACTTGCCAGATGTGTCTCCATTTTTATCCGAGAGGTATACACCGCCACCAGAGGAGCCAGGAAATGCAGTTACGGTGGTTTGGTCAAATACAGTTCCTTCTCCCTCTCCAATGTCCAGCACTCGCCCCACTTTTGACATAATACCTCTTGTCATTGAATTGGAGCCAACCTGACCAAGTAGAGAGCCTACATGAAAAAGTTCCGTGCCGATGGGGATGATTTCATCGCCTAAGTAAAATTCAGCTGAAGACTTTACAAAACCCTTTTTCCTGACCATAAGCAGAGCCAAGTCTTCTCCTTCGTCTGCATCTGAATATCTAATGACCTTGCAATCCATTTTGACTTCGCCTACCTTGCGGCCATTTTCAACTAATTCCTGAACAATCTGAGCGTCCTTAAATTCTACGACCTTTTTTGTCTGGCCATTTTTTGTAATAGTTCTCACCGAACGCAAGTTGTCAACAACGTGAGCAGCGGTCCATACAAAATTAACGCTAGATTTAGTGTTGTCTTCTTTGCTGGCTCGAAGCTCTCTGGTAATGATAACACCAGAACCCTGAGAGGTGCCAAAATTGCCCGGTGCTTTTACTGTAACACTGATGTTTTGGAGGTGCTTGGAAATTTCCTCCGCTTCTGCAAATTGGTAAGAGGCCAGTGTTATAAGCACGGCGACAAAAGTGGGGATATATTTTTTCATTGGTATCGTCCTTTCATTCCTTGTTGATACGAAATGGTCACCGTTATTTTGATAATATAGCTCAGGTAACCGCTGTTGTCAAGCTATTTTAAAGTTTTATGCGTCACAACCACAATCACAGACGCATTCCTCGCAGCCACAGTCCCCTTCTCCGTGACAGCCACAATCACAACTACAGTCATCGCTACAAACACAGGCAGCTTTTTGCTCGGAGTCTCCTCCTAGCATTATATTAACTCTTTCTGAAAGGCTAGGAACCTTTGCTGATATTATAATTCCAATAATTATACCGATTATCACCGGCGTTAATCTGCGGGCCAGACTTTTACGAGCAGCCAACCCTTCTTTTCCGCCTATATCTGCCATGTTAACAGTCTCCTTCTTTCATTGGAACGCATTTCTTAGCTTTTTTATCCCAGTGCTGTCCCTTTGGGCACACCTGACCACCGTCTTTCATATATTTTTCAGGGTTTCTCCAATCTGCCTCTGCATCCTTTTTCTCACAATCAGGACACGGAATGCACTTCCCTGCTTTCTCGTTCCAAACCTGACCTTTCTCACACACCGACCCACCCTTATTATAGCACATAGGACAATTTAGAGGTGCCATAGTAAGTTCAGAATCTTCTGCGCTAGCGTCTGCATCCTTTTCTACAGGAACGCACTTGCCGTCTTTTTCAACGTAACCTTCGTTACAATTCGGGGGATAACCCGCCTTTTCATCTGCTTGTGTTTGCAGATTTTCTGACAGGGCTTTGAAATATTTGTTAGTTTTCATTTTTCTCTCCGTTCGGTCTTCCGTAAAGTTTTTGAATTTTTCTTATGTCATCTTCTCTTGGTTTCAACGCATCGTTTATATAAGGATACATCAAAGCCGACTCATCGTTTGAATGGTCCAATCCCAAAATATGTCCTATTTCATGACAAGCAACTGAGCGTAGGATAATTCCATTTTCGTTATCAGGCAAAACCCACCTTTCAGCTAAATCAAATACTGTCCAAAGTTGACCGTCATAATTTTTGCTGGTCGGCATTTCTGCCCAAGCAAGAACCCCACCACTACGCCCAAAACCAGACCTTCTTCTGCTGCTAACATCAATAATAATATCCGGAGCAACTTCATTTCCTACTTTTTCAAAAGTCAATGGAGTAATTTCTGACCAAGAATCAAAAGCTAGTCTAAATTCATTATCCCAAGTATCAGCCTCCATGTCATTGCCGTCTCGACCAGCCATGTAATAAGTCAGATGGTTCTTACCCCATCTTTCCTTAAAAAATTTAAGTGCGTTTTCTGTGTTTTTAACGCCGCATCTAGGCTTGTCTTGAAAAACATCATTACCAAATGTATTTGAAGTAATAGTGAGGCCTAGCATCCCTGCCAGACCACACTTTAAGGCATCTCTTCTCTGCATCTCTGTTCTCCCCTTTTGCTGATTGTTTTAGGCGCCTTTCTCTCCGAATAGGCCAGCCAGTACATTTGGCCACCAGCCCATGGTTACGCCTAAGAAATAAACTCCGCCGCCTACTAATACAGCAAACAGAAGCGGTTTTCTCTCAGCTAATTGAAAGGGATGAGTAATACCATAAATTAAATTCTTCAAAGGTTTACCTTCTTGAAAGCCCATTTTTGTTCTCCTTGTTAAAAGAAACTTTTTACTTTTTCTGTCAAACCACCTAGCCCCGCCAATCCCCCACTAGAAATAATAAAGTAGACAATAATTCCGAGGCCAATCAAATACACCAACCATTTTCTTTTAGTCGCAACAGCATATGCCTTTGCGGTAAGAGCGTTTATCTTCTCAATTCTATAGCTTTGCCTATTTTCTCTTCTCTTTCCGCGTTCTTCTTTGTTACCAAAAAGTGGCATTATAAAACCTATGCCTCAGATGAACGCAAACTTTCACCGACAATCCATGCTGCACCCAAAAGGACGAAGTTTGTCACCATTTCTTCTGACAAGCCAAGTCCAAGGGCATCTGACGTTACGGCAATAACGCCAGCAACAGCTACCCAGAACCGCCGAGATTTTACTAGAGTTTGTAATTTACTCATTTTAATATCTCCTATAAGAATAAAAATGGCCAGGGGCTACCGGAGTAACCCCTAGACCAATAAGAAAATTAAGAAGTAGTGCCGTGCTTAGCCTTGTAAACAAGGTTGGTGTCATCGCCACTATTGGTTGGTTTACCGAGTCTTCCGTGATGGAATGTAATCTCGCCACCAGTCTGGTCCGGTCTGCCCAGCGTGCTTTTCGCAGCGTGGTCATCGTCGGTAGACGCAACACCATTCGATGCGTTGTCCCAAAGACCAGATGC